CAAGGGAAACGAAATCCCAAAGAATAAAATTGGATATCTTGATAATACGGTTACTCACCTCTATCATGGTAAACCCTCATCTCGCCAATACGATTCTCGCATAGAAATCCTACGGAAACATAATTTTAATCCATTAGATGATATGGTCGTCGAAAAATCCGGCTTATATAGACTAGTGAATAAAGACTTTGAAAACGATGTTAAGCATTATTTCCTAGGCAGAGAAGAAGATGATTAAATGGCTATCAACTTCAAAAAGTTAAATCTGACTATCATTGATGAGACTAATGTTAAGGATTTACTTAAGATTGATGCTATTTCGCCCACTAACACACCAGCCAACTATTATGAATTAATCGAGGAAAGATTTGTATTTGGCCGTTACTTATACGAAAAAAATACTTTAAAGCCTGTGGGATATTGGATTTGTCGCGAAGAAATTGCCAATAATTACGTAGTTTGCTGGAATTCGGTCTTGAAAGTTACAGAGTTTTGTGATATTATCGTGGAATTCTATAGGGCAAGATGTAGGGATGACGGGAATACCTTAACTTTACCAATTAGTGAAACTAACGTCGAGCTATGTAATTTTCTTAAAAAACACAATCCTATTACTAAATTTGTTTCGCCCAATATAGAATTTAAATTTTTCTCTCGTTACCAAGAGGAATTCCTGGATAGAGAGATGCAAATAACCCACTGAAAGCTCGAATGTCCTTTAAAACTTCGTTAGCAGTCGGAACCCAAGGAGAAACATACGCTCGCCAAATGTTGGAAAAGTTAGGAATTGACACAAAAGAAAGCAATAGTAAAGATGTCGACTTTTATCTTGCCTTTGAGAGCAAGGAATATAGTTGTGAATGCAAATATGACGTTTACGCTAAAAGGTCAGGAAATGTTTTTTTGGAGGTATTTAATCCCAAGTCTGAGAAACCTTCAGGGATAATGTCCACTAAGGCCGTTTTTTGGTTTACGGTATTCAGTGAGCATGATATTTTCTTTTGTTTAAGTGCTGATTTAAGAGATTTTGCGGGAAAGGTTAAGCCCAAAAGAGTAATAAATGCCGCCGGAGACAAAAACTCTGATGGTATCCTATATGCTAAAGATGTTATTTGTGGGCAATGCTTGCAGGAGCTAACTAAAAAGAATTTGCTAGAGGAGATTAAGAAATTAACATGAATATTAAGGCCAACCTTATCCTAGAATGTATTAATCAAGCCGGAATTTCTATCTGTTCTTATAATGATGATATTCCTTTTTGTGACATAGATGGAGACCCCAAGTCGTGCGTAGCTAATCTACTAGAGCGAATGACTTCAGTCAAAATTAATCCTTATGTCTCTGATTGGCTAACTCTAGAATTGGCCGATACTTACTATGATATTGACGCAAACTCGGTGTATCTTATCTATGTATGCCGAGTAGGGGAAAATTTACCACTACAGGCTGGCTATAAATGGTCAGATATTATGACTATGAAGCCAAAACTTGATAAAATCAAAGGCCTAATTTAGGCTAGAAAAGAGCGGCCCCATGACTTGCTCGATAAATTTTACAATAAATCCTGAAGGGAAACTCAAGGTTAAGGCTAAATGGAATAAGGAAAATCCTAAGAATGTAGCCAGATTTAGGAAATTGCTATTGCATATTCAGGCTGGGTCATATAATATGGATATCTGTGAGGCTATAATTAAGCACGGCGAAGATACAATGGACAAGAAGAATGCTCGCCGAATTTTAAAGGTTTTGGTTCCAAAAGAAACTTACGAAGATGAGCCAATCCTTTTCCCACAAGAACTTGGACAGGAAATTAACGGTAACGATTAAAGGAAAAGTATGCCAAGAACTAATATTGAAGCAGCAGATGAGATTTTAGGACTTAAGTTCCCTGTATTAAACAATGGGCACGTTTCGTTAGTAGACTACTGTGGTGGTGACGAAATGATTGAAAATTTTGCCAGAACCTCATACGGTAAAGGAACTAGACAAGTAAATGATAGACGAGCTTTAATTAGATATCTTATTAATCATTATCATACCACCCCAATTGAATGTACAGAAATTTCTTTTGATATTGCTTTACCTATCCATTGTGCTCGTCAGTTAGTTCGTCATCGAACTTTCAGTCCAATTAATGAATATTCAGCTAGATACTCAATTGTCCCAGAAACTCTTTATGAGGACTATGAGTTAAATCTTCAGTCAAAAAATAATAAACAGGGACGAAATGACCAAATAGCAGAAAACAATGATTTTGGCAATGAGATTAAAGAGTCTCACAAGAATGCCTTCACCCTATATAATAAAATGATTGAAGCTGGTGTAGCTCGCGAAATTGCTAGAATGCACCTACCATTAAATTGTTACACTTATTGGTTCTGTAAAATGGACCTAAATAATCTGTTTAAAATGCTTAGGTTGCGACTAGACAGTCATGCTCAAGCCGAAATTCGAGAATATGCTCAAGTAATAGCTGGAATTGCTAAAAGAGTGGCTCCCATTGCTTTTGAGGCGTTTTTTGATTACCATTATTGTGCTTCTAACTTAAGCCGTCTTGATAAGTTAATGTGGGAAAAACTTATGGAAAAAGACGAGAAGAAAAGTGAAGAGTGGAATGGACTTTGGCGAAATATTGATTTATGGGATGGCGACGAAATGGATAATTATGGCCTATCAATTGGTATGACAAAAAGGGAAATAGCAGATTTTCGGACAAAAATTCAACCAACAAAATTTAAATTAGAAGATTTCGACTTAGACCCTACTTCTGTAATTAAGGAGTCTGAAAATGCCTAAAAATATTATCTGGAAGAAATACATTTCTGGCGTTACAAAATTCTTTAATAAGTTAAAAGGTAAGAAAGGAATGTATCTCCAAAGCTCACAAGGGCTTATGTTCGAGGACGAAACACCAGATAAGCGTTTTAATCTTTATGAAGGTGTATGTGACTTTTTAATTACCGAAAATGATTATCGTAAAATGGCTTCAGTTTTGGGCGTAGAAGCTATTTTCCCTGTTTCTGGCTATAAAGTTAGAGTTGGAGTCGCCGAACTATTTAACGAAAAAGAAGTTCTTAAAAAGATTGAAGAAGCTATTGACCCGTTTAAAGGAATCCACGACAAAGTAATCTCAGAATACCTTAATGTCGCAGAAAAGAAATATTCAGAATACGTCATTTACGAGGATTTATATGGAATGATAAATATAGGGGACAAGAGCAAATCTTCAGATGTAGATGGTTTTCTTATAAGTTCTGGGAAAATCATTTGAGCAAGGTATTAGCTCATGTAGTGCGGCGTATATTAATTACGTACCCTATAATCGGAGAAAGATAAATGCTTTTAACTACTCAAGCCGCGATTTCTGGCGTTTCACCTAAGAAAAATGCTGGTACAGTTGTAATGGGCGGCAATGTTCCTGCCGGAAATCCCGCTACTTCTTTCCCCGGATTTGTTCCTACAAATACTCAGTCCGGCTTACTTGGCTCACAAACTCCTTATAATTATATTACTGTGGCTGCTGCTAATGCTACAACTTTGTATCTACCTTCGGGTATTATTAGTGGTACACTAGTTGCTAACGATAGAGATGACTGCATCATGTATTACAGTCAAAAACGAGATTTGGCTGGTGTAACTGTTGCCGCAGTTGGAATTCCTCTTGCTGGGCCAATCGAACAGCCTGCATTAACTACTTCTGGCAGTTTAGTGAGTTATCCTAGTGGCTGGTCACAATCTGGGCAACTCTTGGCTCCTGCCGTGGTTTTAGGTGCAAATTATGCTATTAATGCCACAAATGATAGAGGAGCTACGCTTGCAGGCCGCTATGTTTTCACTTTAGGGGCTGCTCCTACATCTGGCGCATCACCAACGCGCGTCTAGTTTAAAATTTGGCTCTCGCAAGAGAGCCTTTTTTGTGTACAATGGGGCATCAAATGAAGATTCTATTAGCGATTCTACTATCATTAGGACTTTTTGTAGGCGGAATAGCAGAAGAAACTGTTCCTGTAGTTAATAAAGTTCAAAATGTAGCTGGGGTCAAAATGGCCGAAATCAAGCAAACCTTATCTGGTTTGGATAAAGAAGTTCCTATTGGCACCCTAATTAAAGTTAAGGTATCTCCATTATCTGCTCCAGCAAACAGTGTTATCACAGCAATTTACAACTACGCCTTGTTAGAAAACGGAAAGCTTTCCAATAATATCGAAATTTTAACAGGAAGCGAACGAACAGGAGACCCAGCAAGAACTGGTTCTGACATGATTTTTGCTGTAAAAGATAATACCACCAAATACCAAGTGATTTTTTCAGTCAACTATATTGAAACTAAAGTTGGTACTTCTGAAATTATTAGTGTTCAAAAAGCACCCATTCAAATCTATGATATTAAAGTTTCAGGATATGTGCCTCCAGTTCCAGGACCAGACGTAATTCCTGATGGAAATTTTGGCCTAATTCGTTCAGTTTATTTAGAATCAATTAAATTAACACTTGATAAAGATAAGAAAATTAAGCTTTTTACTAATCTATCTAATGCTTTTTCTGGTATGTCTTCCAAGATTGCCGCAGGAGTCTATAAAGATGATAATGATGACGCAAATCAAGTAAAACGAGTAGAAGACTTCCTTAAAGAAACAAAAGCTCTCGTTAATCAAGCTATTACTGATTCTGGCGTTGAATTAAAAGTGCTAGACGGTAATGTAGATGTAGTAGTAAAATCGGCTTTGGAAAAGGCCTATGAGACTGGTAAGATGCGAAAATTTGCCGACTATCAAGCAGCTTGGGCAGAAATTGCCGAAGGCTATAGACTAGCTTTAAAATCACAACAATAGACTCAAATGCCGTCGAGCTTAATATAGGAGTTATGATATGGCTATTGACTTTAATTTGTTTCCCACTGATTCAGATGGCGTTAAACAATTTGGATGGGCTGGTCCAGAAGCAGCTAAGGACGCTTGGGCTAAAGTTAAGAATAATTTTGACCCATTTAAGCTAGAAGGCAAGTCAAAAAAAAAATCAAAAACAAAAAAGTTCGGAGACTCAGCCCTTAAGAAACGATTCCTCTGGGAAGTAGTCCGTAAAGTTGCTGGACACGATTTGCTAAATTACGCTCAACGAGCAGGTTCCTGTGTATCAGAGGCTGCTCGTAGTGCTTGTAATTATCTAGCTGCTACTCAAATTCTTCTTGCTAAGAAATCCGAAAGCTTTAAGGAAAGCTACGCTCCATACCATTATTCGTGTATGCGTACCATTATTGGGCCAAAGCATGGCACAAGATTTGGTTGTAACGATGATGGTGGTATCGGTTCCTATATGGCCGAATCCTTCCAAGAATATGGGAATTTATTCAAGGATACCCCCGGACTAGAAGAGTACGAAGGCCAAGCTAATATTGCTCAACATTGGGGTTGTTATCAGCCAAAGAAAGAATTCATTGAACTAGGAAAGAAACACCTAATCAAGAAGGTAGCTCGAATCAGAAATTGGGATGATTATGTAGACGCTATCACAAATGGCTACCCTATTCATTTCTGCTCCAATCTAAGCTGGTCTATGATGCCTAACTCTAAGGGTTACCATGACCAAACTAGCGAGGGTTGGTCGCACGCAATGCTACATATGGGTGTTGATGATGAAGATACAACTGGATTTTCTGAAATTCTTAATTCCTGGGCGAATTGTCACGGGCAACTAAAAAATAAGTATACTGGGGAAAATCTCCCAATTGGAATAGTTCGGTCTAAGAAATCTGTTATTGCTAACGCCTTACAAGATGATGACGTTGAGGCTTTCGCCCTAAGTGACATGGACGGCTTCTACGAACGTAAGAAAGAAATTGATAAAGCTTTATTCGACCTATTCGGGGGATAAACATGAGGATTTTGGCCTATACACTGATATTCCTTTTTGTGTCAATGTCTTCGACGTTTGCTGAAGACTCTTCTTTATTAATTAAATGCCCCGAAGGGTATAAAATTGCCATCAATGGTTACACCCAGAATATTGGTGGCAAAATTCGTCAATATACCTTTGATTTTCCTAAAGGTGAACAAGGTAAAGTTAAAGTATTGGCATTCACAGATGATAGCCCGAAAGTCTTACATTCTAGTGAAGTTATAATTACAGGTGGATTAACAGTAACGCTAGACTTGCGGGATGAAAAAGAAAAAGAATTGGATAAACCGAAGATTGTTAAGCCTTCTTTCAATATTTTTGAGAAACCTGTATTGCAAAAACCAGACTTTTCGTGTATAACTAAGATTCCAAAAGGTGAGCCAAAAGAAAATGTACAACTAGTTAGGCCGAAAATACAAAACTCACCAGTCTATCAGGATTGTCCTACTGGGACTTGCTCTACTGGTCGTTGAAGGTAAATATTAATCGGCAGTTGCCGAAAAGGAACAAAATGCCCGAATGTCTTAATAAAATACTTGTTTGGATTATATTTGGCGGAAAAACGATTGGGAGCACGCCAAAGAAATTTAGTGTAGGTGGAGTTACTGTCGCTCCAGTAGTAAGCGAAGGTAATTATTATAACATTCTTGCTAAACAAGCCGTTCATGGTATGCGAAAAAATTCGGCCATTGACGTAAAAACCTTTGACCCATTAACTATATGGCTCATTATTCAGATTATCTATCAAGTCGTTAAGTGTTATATCGGTAAAAAGAAAACTCCTGCCCAAGCTCTTGAAATTGTTAATGACCCAAATTTTGCTCATAAACTACTTCTAAAGAGAATGGTTCTTAAAGCTATTCGTGACCAAGGTCGTAATATAGGGTCTGCAAGCTCTCAGTCCGCTTTTAAGACAGAATTATATGAACAACTACTAAAGATGGGCCAAAATGGAACTACGTCTGATTTGAGGCTCCTAGAGAATGACCTACCAGAAATTGCTAAACACTTTGAAGGGGAAACCCCTTTAACCCCCATAAAATAATTTGAATGAGATTTATTATGTCTAAAGTAGAGGTTAGCTTAGAAGAATTAATATATTTAGATTCAGATGAGTACAAGAGTGTACAAGCTTTAGAGGAAATAATGAGCGAAGATTTAGAGATTTGTGGCTGTAAGAAATGTAAGTGTGGAAAAAAAGTAAATGATGGTATTTCGGACAGAGATAAACTTAAACTCAAATACTGTAAGGTTCTCACCCATTTAGACTTAGTTTCTAAGAACTGTCGTAAGCTTGCCCTAGCCTTAATTGATGAAAATCAAACCGAATTAGCCCACAAACTAATCATTCGCGGTCAACTGCACGACGTCTCTAAGCTGACCAATCCAATGGAATGGAACTATTTGTGCGATTATGAAGCCTATAAAGGCTCAGAAAAGCTAAAAGAAGCTGTTGATACCCATACCCGTTTTAATAACCATCATCCAGAATATTGTTTATACGAAAATGGGATTCATTCGATGGATGAAGTGTCACTTATTGAATTATATTGTGACTGGTTTAGTCGTGGTGAAGAATTTAAGAAACCTATTCGGCAGTTTATGGAAGAAACGGCTTTTAAGAAATATAACTTTGATGAAAATTCTGCCGTATTTCAAAAACTTAATTACTATAACCAATTGATGACCGGAGAAAATCTATGAAGAACTTAGCTCTAAGTATTGTTTTTATTTGTCTAATTCTAGTTTCAGGTTGTAAGGTGGATGATTTCTCTAAAAAACCACAAAACTGCAATTGTAAAGACTGTAAATGTGTGGTAACATGCAAGTGTTCCAAATGAGCAAAGCAACCTGCTTCATAAGAAAAAATGCTTTTTGGATGATTCTATTATTATCTATTCCTATTATAGGTTTTGTTCTTCCAAAAGCTCCAAATAAAACTATTGATTGTTGGTGTACTCCTTGCCGATGTATTGAGTGTGGTTGCACCAAAGAAAAGCCTTGCAAATGTGAGAAAAATCATACTAATTAGGCGAAAGTATGGGCGAATCAACCTACATGTTTTGGGACTATAATCCTTGGTTTTCAGATGACAATGAAACCTATTTCGAGAAATTTTTAAAATGTGAGATGCCAGACTATATTATCTAGTTATCACAACAGTACGAATTCTACCGCCGCTCCTAAGAGCGGCGTTTTAGCCTCTAGGAGAAGAGATGTCGGTTTATACTTTTGAAGAAGCGTTTGAAGCCAGTAAAGTTTACTTTAAAGATGATGCTTTAGCGGCTGACGTTTTTTTAAATAAGTATGCTCTTAGAGATGAGGATGGGAATATTCTGGAAAAAAACCCAGATGATATGCATAAAAGAATAGCTAAAGAGTTTGCCAGAGTTGAATCTAAGAAGTTTAAAGAACCAATGACTGAAGAATTTATTTATGACCTAATTAAAGGTTTTAAGTATATTGTTCCTCAAGGTTCTCCTATGTATGGGATTGGAAATACTTTTAGAGAGATTAGTCTTAGTAATTGTTTTGTTGTGGATTCTCCCAAAGACAATTATTCGTCTATTGTTGATACTGATAAACAAATTGCTAATATTAGTAAAAGACGAGGAGGAGTAGGGGTCAACCTTGATAATCTTAGACCTACAGGTTCAAAAGTCAATAATGCGGCTAGAACTTCGACAGGCATTGTTTCTTGGATGGAAAGATATTCAAATACAATTAGAGAAGTAGGTCAAAACGGTCGTCGTGGTGCCCTTATGGAAACAATTTCTATTAAGCATCCTGACTCAGTAAATTTAGATGAAGGTTCAGTAGATTTTTGTTCAGTCAAAAGGGATAAAACCAAAGTAACTGGAGCTAATGTATCTATTAAAATTGATGATGACTTCATGAATAAAGTTGTCACAAAAGAAAAATATACACAACAATGGCCAGTAAATACAGAAAAACCAGTTCTAACTAAAGAGATTGATGCTGAAAAAGCTTGGAATAAGATTATTGATAATGCCCATAATTCGGCAGAACCTGGAATATTATTTTGGGATAATGTACTTAAATATGGCGTAGCTGACATATATGAAAAATATAGAAGTGAAGCCGTTAACCCTTGTCAGCCTTCTTGGGCCTCGATATTGACACAAAAAGGATTATCAACTATTGGGGAAATTAAGGTAGGAGATAAGATTTGGTCAGAGTCTGGATGGACGACTGTTGTTAAAAAATGGTCAACTGGTAAAAAAAGAGTTTTTGCATATAGAACAACATTTGGTACATTTTATGGGACAGAAAACCATAGAGTTGTATCGGATGGAGAAAAGATTGAAGCAATAGATGCAGAAAGTATTGACTTACTAAGAGGGCCAGACCTACCTATCCAAAGTTTTAAGATTTTAGGTGATTCTCAATGTATTATGGATGGCCTAGTATTTGGGGATGGAAGCGTTCACAAAGCCTCTAATAATTTAGTTTACCTATGTGTTGGCGAAGACGATAATGATTATTTTAATGATACACAACTAAAAGACTTAATTATAAAGAAAAGAGACGGATTAGCTAAATACGCTTGGGAAGTTAAAACAAACATACATCATTCGGAGCTACCTAAAACATTTGATAGAAAAATTCCTTCACGATATATTGTTGGTACTCAACAAGAAGTTATTGGATTTTTAAGAGGTCTTTATTCTGCCAATGGAAGCATTTGTGGTGGCAGAGTAACTTTAAAAGCATCATCATTCGATGTTATCAAACAAGTTCAATTAATGCTTTCCTCTATAGGAATATCATCATACTACACTACTAATAAGCCTAGTGTTGTAGAGTTTGAAAATGGGGAGTACGAATGCAAACAAAGTTACGACTTAAATATAACTAGAGATATAAATAAATTTTCTTATCATATTGGATTCATACAAAAGTACAAAAACATTAAAGTTGAAGAAAGTCTTAACTCTAGAAAAAGACAAAAATATGAAAAAACTCCAAAGGATATTGTTTCAGTAGATGAAATTTCTTACGAAGAAGTGTTTGATATCACGGTAGATAATGAAAGTCACACTTATTGGACAGGTGGACTAAATGTATCTAATTGTGCTGAGCTTACTCTTTGTGCCCTTGATTCCTGTCGTCTTCTCTTACTTAATACATTTTCTTTTGTTCAGAATCCTTTCACTAAAGACGCTTATTTTGATTTTAAGGCTTTTTATCAGTATTCTCAGTATGCTCAACGATTGATGGACGATTTGGTTGACTTAGAGGCTGAATGCGTGGAAAGAATTCTAGCAAAAATTCGCAAACAGTACAACGAAGGTGATATTGAGCTACGCGATGAAATTAAGATGTGGGAAAAGATTCTTGATTTAAATTGTAATGGTCGAAGGACTGGTACTGGAGTTACAGCTATTGGTGATTGCTTGGCTGCATTGGGTATTAAATATGGTTCAGAAGAATCAATCTCTATGGTTGAAGAAATTTATAAATGCTTAAAGCTTGGTTGTTATCGCTCTAGTGTGGATATGGCTAGGGAATTAGGAACTTTTGATGCTTGGAATCCAGAATTAGAAAAAAACAATCCATTCATAGAGCAACTTAAAAATGATAGAATTCATCTATGGGATAGTTGTATGGTGGATGGAAGATTTATTTATGACGAAATGATGAAAGTTGGTAGACGAAATGTTGCTTTATTAACCACTGCTCCTACTGGCTCAGTTTCCATTCTTACTCAAACTACTGGTGGAATTGAACCTCTGTTTATGATTGGTTACAAACGACGAAAGAAAATTAATCCTAATGATGATAATACCAGAGTCGATTTTGTGGACCAAAACGGCGATAGTTGGCAAGAGTTTATGGTTTACCACGAAAAAGTTAAGATGTGGATGGAGAAAACTGGCGAAACCGACATATCTAAAAGCCCTTGGTTTGGGGCTTGTGCAAACGACATAGATTGGGTCAATAGAGTTAAATTTCAAGGAGCGGCTCAAAAACATGTGTGTCATGGGATTAGTTCGACGATTAACCTGCCTAACGATGTTACAAAAGAAAAAGTATCAGAAATTTACATTCAGGCTTGGAAGAGTAAGTTAAAAGGAATTACAGTTTATAGAGATGGCTGTAGAACTGGAGTCTTGGTGGCTGATAAGAAGCCCGAAATTAGCTCACAGGATGCCATCAAACGACCTAAAGAGTTAGATTGTGATATCTATTATTATAATGGAATGGGGGTTGTGGTGGGCCTTTTAGGAGGTTTACCATATGAAGTCTTCTTAATTAATGACTTTAAGCCCAAAAAACAACAAAAAACTGGCAAGATTTCCCGAATTAAACAAAAACATTACAAGCTAACAGATGGTGACGAAACCCTATTAGAGAATGCAGAGGAACACTGCTCTCAAGAGCAAGAGGCTATGGCCCGATTAGCCTCATTGTCTTTAAGACATAATGTGACTTTAGATTATATTGTTACTCAACTCAGCAAAGTAAAAGGTTCTATGTTTGATAGTTGTAGGGCTATTTGTAAAGCTTTAAAGAATTATTTGAAAGATGGCTCCACTATAAAATCCGAGAGATGTGATTCATGTGGTGGAAAAAATGTAGTTCATCTTGAGGGGTGTTTGACCTGCTCTGATTGCGGTATTTCTAAATGTGGTTAATTTTCCCTATTAACTTCTTTTGTGACATTCTCCAATTGACAGCTTCGCGAGTTCATGGTAGGATTATAGTAGGTGACAAATGACTTATCAGTTCAGATGTAATAAATGTAAATTTGACCAAGATAAAGAGTACTCATTTAAAGAGTTTGACCAGTTGAAGTCAGGCGAATTAGTCGATACTTGCTCAAAATGTGGTAAAAAAACTGAACGATTAATGGGAGGCGTCAACACTTTCGTATGGTTTTCAGACCCACGTACTTTAGGCTCTCTAGCCGACAGAAACGCTAAATACCGTATACCTCAAGTAGAAGCCGAAGAAGAGAAAAAACGGGAAGAGAAAATTAAAGCTGGCAAAAAAGTTCCTCCAAAGGAAATTGTTGTTCCTTGGGACGCTCCTGAACGACCAAAAGTTGATATGAAGGAAAGAAAAGAGAAGAAAAAAGAATTTATTGCCAAATATAAGAGACCAAAAAATGTCAAATGAGATTGCAACTATTAATCACCCCAATGCCCCGCATTATGTCTTAGTCACTATGGATGTACGTTCATGCGAACTTAAAAATACTGGCGAAATGGTTCCTGTTACTAAAAATAGACCATTTATTGTCAAAAAGAGGTTTAATAACCTAGAAGAAGCCAAAGTATTTGAGGCCGAAGGTATCAAGATGATGCTTGAATTAGAGCAAGAGCTAAAAGATGCTAAGTTTGATGACATAAAAGAAAATATACAGTTAAATATCCCCGAAAACGGAGAAAATAATGCGACCTAATCTAGATGAACTTGTGTTTAAAGCACCGCCCAAGAAAAAGGAAGGGTTTGCCCCAGAAAAATTAAGTAGAGTTACGGTTGCGTATACTTTTGATGGGTTAGGTAACGAAAAGCCTGTTGACCCCGAAAGCTATGTCGCTTACGCTAAAGTAGATAAGATTAATGGTAGAGACCATCATTATGTCAAAGTTGCAAAAATGGGCGTAATGGCTGGACGACTTCCTAACCCAAAAGACCCAGATGATAGATATACCACAGGCCAAAAGGTTGGCGGAACACCCGTTTATGATTGGCACCGTGTTAAGGCAGAAATTTTTAAAGAATATTTAAACTTCCTCAAGACTGGAGACAAGAAATGGCTAAACGCAGCACAAAGTCACCTAAGAAGCTAACTAGGACTTGTAAGACCAAAGATACGCCACGGAATTTTAATGTGGCCGAAATTACATTTATTAAGGCTAATCCGAATATGACAGTAGAAGATTTGGCAGACGCTTTAAATGCTAGTGAAGGCGAAATTTACGCACTACGTGGCCAATATCCAGTAGTTCCTGCTCCTGAGCCAACAAACAAGATGATTTTCATCAAAGATAATGCTGCGAATATGACGGTTAAACAAATGGCAGTCGCCCTTCATACGACCGAACAAGAGGTTGATGAGCTAATTAAAGGTTATAACACTGCTAATCGAGCTATGATTCTTCAATCGTTTGTAGTTGGTAAGGACAAAAAACGTGGCACTGTTGTCGCTACAGAGGTAAGCAGCCAATTATCTGACACAAAAAATAGCATGACTGGACCAGCTAGCGACGGATTCATTAAGCCGTTAAAAGAGGTGGATTTTATTTTTAAGACACGACCGGACGCAATCTAGTCTCAAGGCCGACGGGCCAAGTTTTGACACAAAAGAGAATATCAGTATAGGTGATAAATGACTAATTATTATGCCCCTTTTCGACGAGTAGCCCTGATAGATAACGAACAATATTGGATGATGTAATTATTAAAAAATCAAGCAATTAAAATGTTAAAAATTAAAGATTCAGCCTACTTTAGTCGCCTCTATCATCACCACCTTGAAGCCAACTGGAAAGCCGTTCTTAGTAACGGCGAAATTGTTTATCAGGCCGATTATTTAACTGGCGACTCATGGCAACAATTACAAGATTACTGCCAAGAAAATAATCTCCAGTTAGAACATTTTGTGCTTGAATATCATGATAACGTTCTAAACATTTTGCCCCCAAAAGCTGAGGGATACTTCTTCCGAAGGGGCATTTTGTCCGAATTAATGTGTGAAGCTCTTGGCGATGGAAGTTCTACACCATTTCAGGGGAAACGCTCTAAAACTTTTATAATTGGATATTATGCCGGAGGATTATTGTATACCTACCAAGTTAAAGTGCCTGAATTAATCGTTATGTTTGGTGAAGAAGTAAGAGATAAAGACATGCAGATTAAGACTAAAGTGTGGGATAATAGGGCTTTGTTTATTCAGAAGGGCGAACATCGTGAACAAGAAAGTTTATGATAGCAAATACACTGATAAGAAGGTCACTGCCGCCCAATTCTTAGCAGAAATGATGATTGTAAGACTTGCCGCAAAAGAAAAAGTTAAGTTAGAAGAAAAATTCTGGAATAACCCCAAGTGGAGCAAGCAATTCAAATGGCAAATGACATTAGCTAACAACCTATTAAAACTATATCCGGCTGGAAATATTATTCAGATTGTTTCAGGTAAAGACTTAGAGTGGGTTTTTTCATTAAACACTAAGGTTCTATTGAAGAAGATTGAAGCGATTGGCGTCTTGCAGACGTTAGAAGAAGAGCCTCCCAAAGTTGAGACCACTAGGAGAATTGATTGTAAAGGTCAGACATTATTTGATAAGATTTAGAGAGACGGAGTATATACATGGTAGACCAATAGTTTTTATGGATTAACCATGTCAAAATTAAGTGACCAACAAAAAATTGATTTAGTTCAAGAGTATACTACACAAATAGTTACTGCTACAGATTTAGCTAATAAATATGGAGTTTCTTTAACATCTATTTCTAGCATTTTGAAAAATAGAGGAATAAAAAGAAGAATTCCACGAAAATATCCATTTAATGAACAATATTTTGATGTTGTCGATAATGAAGATAAAGCATATATATTAGGATTTTTGTATGCGGATGGCTGTAATTATGAAAAAAGAGGCTCAATAATAGTAGCCTTACAAGAGACTGATGCTGAAATACTTAATCTTATAAAAGAAAAAATAGGTCTTAAAAAACCTCTTATGTTAAGAGATAGGTCTAAAGACAAAGACTCAAATAAAAGGAAAAATCAATTAGCTTTAGAGATTTGCAGTAGACATTTTTCTAATTCTTTAGTACAATTAGGTTGTTTTCAAGCTAAGTCCTTAGTATTGAATTTTCCAACCAAAGAACAAGTACCAAGTCATCTTATGAGTCATTTTATGAGAGGGTATTTCGATGGTGATGCAAATTTTCTCAAATATGAACATAAAGATAGAAATTGTCAAAACTATAAAATAAGTTTCGGGTCCAGTAACATATTTTGTAAATCTTTTGCTGATTTTATAAAGGAAAATTTTAATATTCATACATCAATTTATCATCCAAAAGACAAACATGAATTATATGACACAGTTATGATAAGTGGAAGGATTCAATGTAAAAAAGTTTTAGACTGGGTCTATAAAGACGCAACAATATACCTTAAAAGAAAATACGATAAATATCTAGAAATTTTCGGTGAACAAAATGGCTAAAAAAAACAAAGAAGACCTAGTTGAAATTCCTGAAGTCTCAAAAAATAATCTTAGTAGACTTCGTTCAATTCTTAAGACTAAGAAGTACGATAACGATATTCTTGTAGGCGGAAGCTCTCTGATTGATGACCCCCCAGAGCTTATCAGTATTAGTCCACGCATTGATTTACTTCTTAATGGGGGGATAACCTCTTCATCCTGGATAAATATCTTGGGTGCTGCGAAATTGGGTAAAAGTTCGATTTCTTTAAGAATGGCGGCACAAGCTCAAAAAAAAGGGTATTTTGTTTTATACGTAAATGCCGAGCACCGATTAAAGAAAATGAATCTAGAAGGAACTCATGGATTAATATATGATGACCCAGAAAAATTTATGATTCTTCAATCCTCTAGAGATAAAGTCCTTACAGGGCAAGATTTTCTAATTATTATAGAAGATATTCTCAAAAACTTCGATAAAGTAATTTGCATTATTGATTCTATTTCTTCTTTATCTCATCCTAAACAGGTAGAAGAAGGCACAGGAACTTATACGAGAGGTGGAATGGGAGTTTTGGTCTCTCAATTTATCAATAACTGTGCTCCATTAGTATGCCAAAGAAAACATATTATGATAGTTATTCAGCAAATGTATAATAACACTGGGGGTTATGGAAAGACTAAGTTAGCTTCAGGTGGAACAAAAGTGACATATCAAGGCGATTGTATTTTAGAAGCGAAAAGTAAAACTGAGCTTAAAAGTGGAGAAAAGATTATTGGGCACAGTATAGAACTTTGCTGCGAATGTAGTAGTAATGGAACAATTCCGTTTACAAAAACAGATGCGTATATGAGATATGGATATGGAATAGACCCAGAATTAGAACTTGTAGAGATGGGAAAGGAATTTGGAGTTATTGAAGGAAGCGGATGGCTAAATTATAAAGACACAAAAATTCAAGGTTTAGCTAATTTTGCTGCCGAATTAAGGAAAAATAAAGAGCTTTACGAAAGTATTCAGTCTGATGTTAATAAGGCTATCGAAAGCTTAAGAGATGAGGCTTAAATGAAATATAAAGGCACCGACCCGTCCGACAAAAGAGAATATCAATTAAAATTAAAAAAGGTTAATAATAAGTTTAAGTCAGAACTTCATCAGAAAGCTTACCAGATTATTAAGGAATTCTATCCGCTTTATCCAGTTTATGAAGAAACTAAGTTATGTGGAACTAAAAATGACCTTTATATGGATATATTTATACCTAGTTTAGGACTAGCTGTAGAATGCCAAGGTCAACAACATTTTAAGTTCATTCCATTTTTCCATCAAAACATTGCAGGAATGGCCCGCGAAAGAATGAGAGATAAAGAAAAACGTCTTTGGTGCGAAATCAATGATATTACTCTAATAGAGTTAGCCTATAATGAGACGGAGGAAGTATGGCGGAACAAACTAGCGTTGCAGACAAAATAGCTAAATTGGAGAAAAAGCTTGAAACTAGATTGGCCGAAAAAAAGTTATCTTTTAAAGCTGAAGATTCAGAAATAGATGAAATTTTTTCTTTGTGTGTTGAAGATTTGGGCAGATTGCCTCAACAAAAATTAGCTGAATATTCCTTCATTTTGTCACGATACAATGTTTACTTAGCTAAAGAGCTTAATAAGGAACGCTCTGCACGAAACTGGGCCAAACGTAGTCTTGACTATATTGTGCTTCCTGTTTTGTCCAATTATCGTATTAATGGCTCATATATGTCAAATGATGAAGTACGAATTATAGCAATTAAAGATAATGATGTAGCTATTAAATTCCATGCGTATTTTGCCGAAAAAGACCAAAATGTAGACTTGCTATCTGACCTATCTTATGATATAAGGAAGATGGCCGATTCGCTTACCGAAATTTCAAAATCTAAGAGGTATAACAATGGCTAAAAGAGGCCGACCCGCCAAAGTGGTAGAAAGTAATGAAGAAAAAGCTATTAAATTGATTACTGAGAATCCAGCAATTTTAGAAGCAGTTCTTAAGCTAACGCAGTCTAAAATAGCTCAACATCAAATTAATAAACGTGTCTATAAGCCCGATAAGCCCCAAGTTATGTTTGATGACCCCGCAATTGGCAAAGCTGAGGGAGATTGGGATAAGAAAAGATATCCCAAGGGGAAATTTGTACCAAAAGAAAGATTTAAACCCGTAGAAAAGGTTTTGGTTCAATGTAATAAGTGCGGGAGAGCAGAATATGTCACGGGCGAAATATATGGGGACGAATTCAGTTACACATGCCTTAACTGCGCTCGACATAGGCAGTCAGATTGAGAAACTGAAGGACGAAGCTGGGGAAAGTAGACTATTATCATCGGTTTTAAGACACGGTTTAGATGCTTATGTAGATATTGAAGGAATAGTTGTTGAAGACACGATGACTTGTGAACCAACTCAGATACTTTGGAAGTGTCTAGTGGCTTTTTTTGATGTAGAAGAAGTAAAGCCTACCCTGTCTTCAATTCTTAAGTATTCTAAATCCTTAGGCTATGACGTTTTTGACACTAAATCGGAGAAGGACTGGTTAATCTCCCTTTTTAATCTCCCCACCGAATTGCAGGATGCTAGAATATTGGGAGCAGAATTACGTAAGCTACAAGTAAAACGAGAATTGTATGGTCGCCTTGAGATAGCTGCTAACAAATTAATCGAAATTAATACCATAGAGCCGCTTTCAAAAATTATTTCATCGGTTGAAGAACCAATCGAAGAGTATTTGATGAAATTAGCATCTTCAGGCGACGAAGGAGAGTACCTTACTAAAGATGGAGATATTTATTTAGAGAATTTGTTTGCCAATCCAAATAGTGTCATTGGATTCAAAAGTGGTTATCCTAAATATGATGATTATATTGGTGGGGCTTTAGAGCCTGAAACAATGCATATTGTTATGGCAAGGCCCAAGGTGGGTAAGTCAAGTTTGGCCCTTAATATGGCAATAAATGTAGCCAAGCAAGGCTATCATTCTATAATTGCAGATATTGAAATGAGTAAGCGTAAGTGGCTTAACCGATTTTTATCTAACTTGACCAAGATTAATATCCGAAAATTCAAGAATTCAAACTTTTCTGAAGAAGAAAAAGACAAGATTAGCGATGCTTATAAGACTATTGCTAACTATCCTATTCTTTATTTGAATATTAATGGTAAGTCTCTTGAAGAGGCCTGTTTTTGCGTTAAAAGATTACTAAATAAGAAGGTTGGTAAAAATTCCGCCGGAAAATACGATTGTTTGTTTCTGTATGACTACTTGAGAGTTAACGACACAGGAGATTTGTCTCATGATATCAAGGAATACCAAGCTTTAGGTTTTCAGGCCATTAAATTAAAGAACTTTACTATTCAGATGAAGATTCCTAGTGTGGCTTTTACTCAGCAGAGTCGTGAAGGCAATGTTTCAGGCTCTGACAGAATTCTTTGGTTATGCGATAGTTTGGTTGAGTTTGCCAAAAAGACAGATGACGAAATAGCTGAGGATAGAGCGGCAGGCCTCAAGGGGTTCAACAGAAAAATGACACCAAGCGAAACAAGAGACGGCCCCGAAGTTGAAGATGGGTTATATCTAAATTATAGTTTTGATGGTGCAACCGCAACGATTACTGAGGGGCCGACTAATGCCGAACTTCGCAACAAACAGCCAAAAATCCAAACAACAGAAGCAGATAAACAGACCGCTTTCTAGCGGTCAAGATAATCAGGCCTATCTTTATGGCCTAAATCTCGCCCTATGTAATAATTTTGACACAGTTCTTGATAGTCTTGGTATTGAAATGCAGTCATTTAATCGTTATAGAGCCTCAAAATGCCCAATCCATGATGGTGATAACCCTACTGCTTTAACCATTTATCCTGATTCTGAACCCTATGGATATTGGATTTGTAATACCAAAGGATGTCATAAACACTTCACTAAGAATGCTATAGGCTTCATTTGGGGCGTCCTATCGGCCCGTAAAGGCTGGAATACCCATAATAGGCAGAAAACCCCCTTCGGCGAAATAGTCGAGCTTTGCAAGGGTCTGGTGGGCCATATTGAGATGCCTAAGATTGACCTTCGCGGCAAATTGTTGTCTGAGATTAGATTGCCTCGCGAAACAAAAAAGGGTGTAAGTAGGGATGTTATCCGAAATAAACTCAAAATCCCAGCAGAATACTTCTTAAGACCCGAAAATGGAGGATTCAAGGAAGAAACACTAGACTTTTTTGATGTTGGTATACCTCATTCACCAAAACAAGAAATGTATAATCGTGTAATTATCCCTATTTACGATGAAAACTACATATATCTTGGCTGCCAGGGTCGCGCTCTCGATAACAATCCAATTCGCTGGAAAAATTCAGAAAGTCTTAATGGGCTACTTGGAGAAATTCTTTACAACTATCCGTTGGCTAAGTCGTCAATTCGTGATACAAAAGAAATTATATTGGTAGAAGGACCAAAAAGTGTTTGGCGATTAAATGAGGCCGGAATTCGTAATGTTGTTGGAATTCTTGGTAATTTTAAAAATGCCCAACAAATTAGCCTTGAAATGAGTGGAGCTTCTGTGATAAAATGTATGTTTGATAATGACCCTGCTGGGGAAGGATTTTATGAAACAGTACAGAAAAAGTGTAAACGACTCTTCCATGTTAGTAAAATTGAATATGGGGAGCCAAATAGTGACCCGGCCAACCTATCCGTAGAAGAAGTTAAGAGGATTTTCAACGTATGATTATATATTTTGTAGGAAAAAAAGGTAGCGGTAAAAGCACTTGTTCTCAGTGGCTAATCGACAATCATAAATTCCAAAAATTAAGTTTCGCCAAGCCTCTTAAGGACAGTATTGCTAACTTATATAAAATTGATGTTACTCTCTTGGGTGACTTATCCTACAAAGAAGGTAAATTAGCTCAGCCTTGGCCCTGGAACCAAGAAAAACTAGACCAATTATGTGCTTTCTTTTGTATCAAAATTGAAACCAAAGCTATAGATAGAGTTTTTGAGACTCCCAGAGAAGCCATGCAATATATTGGCACTGATATTTTAAGAACTTATGACCCGAATTTTCATATAAATAGAGCTATTCCAATTATTTCAAACTATATGGGTCTTGGTATAAACGTTTGTCTTGATGACGTTCGCTTTATTAATGAAGTCACAGAACTAGATAATATTGGTGGTATTGGAATTTATATCGAGAGGCCTGGACTACCATCTAATAGTCATATTTCAGAAAATGAGCTTGAAAAATGCATGTTTACGAGATTGTTACTAAATAATGGCACAAAAGAAGAATTAATCGAAGATTTTAGAAGTATGCATTACAGACATATAACAAAAAAGGATTAATGATGGCCGAAACTTATTATAAGCAATGTGAACTAGTGAAAAAAGATGGAGTCTCTACTCTTTATCAAATCTCTTGGATTCCAGAAAAATTTGCTATTAAAGGCAAAGTCTTAAAACTTAAAGAGGGACAAAACTGGAATGACCATTGGATTGTGTCTACAGTGAATGATATTCGTCGATTAGAAAAACATCTTCCTGACCCGCATATTGATATTAAGAGACACAGGAAAAATACTGGCGATAGTTTACCGAAAGAATAGTATGTTGGTAACTCACTTAAGAAGTTCGATGTTAAGTTCGTTGGAATTTTGTCAACAAAAAGTTTTGATTTCCTACGTGATAGGAATTAGAGAGAAGGCCAATCCTCGCGCAGATATGGGTTCAGCGGTTCACAAATCGTTAGAATTACTTGCTCTTCGTAAATTTGCGGAACAAAAAAAAGAAAAAATCATTGAAAATGAAGCTTTAGATAGGCCTTATGATACAAAAGAAATATCAGTAGATAAAGCATTCTCCTTGGGGTGGGAACATCAAAGAAAAATATCCCCCGAATTTTCGCAATGGACAGACGAAAAAGAAATAGATAAGTACCGAAAGATGTACAATTCCCTATTAAAGTATCAGGGGGGCATCTATAATCCGTTAAATCTTAACATTTATCAGCCAGAACAATTTTTTGAATTTGAGATTAAGAAACCGTGGGCCAAATACTCATACAATATTGCCGGAAAAGAACTGTCAGGATATCTTAAGCTTCGCGGCACTGTAGATTTAATTATAATTAATGAGGATGGAAGCTATTCAAGTCTTGATTATAAGACGGGCAAACGTGTAAATTGGGCCAAAGGAGAATGGTACAAACCAAAAATTAAAGAATATAATGACCTCAAAAATGATAAACAACTAATATTATACTATTATTCTTTGGTTCAAATTTTAAAAACGTATGATATCAGTTCGATTATTTATTATTTACAAGACGGTGGCCCCTATGAATTTGCTTTTGATGAATCAACTTATAAGTTAGCAGAAAGTATGATTCGAGACGAGTTTAAGAAAATAAACGATATTCAGAAACCAACTCTTACTAAAAATTTAGGCAACTCCGCCGAAAATTTCTATAATAAAAGGAAATGCACTTGGTGCGACTATAATAAAATTCAACCAAAAATTAGCACAAAGAAAACGGTATGTGAGTTTTTTAGGTCAGAAATTGTAGATTTGGGGATGCAAAAAGTTTTAGATAAGCATGTTAAGATAGAGAGTTTAGGAGCATATTCTGGAGGGGGGAGGGAGAAAATTGCAGAGGGTACATAGAGTCGGAGTATATAGTCTCTATAGGAGACTATTATGCGAAAAAAGAAACCTGTTATTAGCGGTTGGCAAAAAGATTTTATCAGATTAGCTTTTCCATATCATTCTGCACAAGATATAGCTGATATTCTAGGTGTACAAAGACACATTGTTAGAGAATTTGCACAGCCTGAAAAATTACAAAAAGAATCTCCTTATCTTGAGAATGGAAGAAAAATAAATAAATTAACTGTTTTAGAATTATTACCGACTAGAGGTAAAAAGAATTTATTATATAAATGTCAATGCGATTGTGGGAAAATAGTTAATGTTAGAAGCTCTTTAATTAAGAAGGGCGGAACTAAAGCTTGTAATAGATGTTATGGAAAACAGTCTAGAATAGATTCATACGCATATAAAGATACTAATAAAGCAGTTTGGTCAAGAATGATGTCACATGCTTATGAAAGAGGAATAGAATTTAATATCAAAATAGAAGATTTATATGAAATGTTAATAAAACAAGATAAAAAATGTAAATTCAGTGGTTTACCAATAAGTTTAGATTGTAATTCTAATGGAGATAAAAGGACAGCATCTTTAGACAGAATAGATAAAAATAAACCATATGAAAAAGGAAATGTACAGTGGGTTCATAAAAAAATCAATTTCATGAAAAATTCACTATCTGACGAAGAATTTCTTGAGATGTGTAAACTTGTTGTAGAAAATCAGAATAAGGCCGAAAAAGACAAATAACGACATTGACAGACTTCGATAGTTATGTTATAGTGAGCTTTCAAATTACAGGATAAAGGAACGAAAGAAATGAGCAAGATTATTCTTCCCGATGATATTAAACAAGCCGAATCAGTATTTCAGCAACAAGCTGCCGAAGAAGAAGCTGGGCAAGAAATGATGATTGGTCTCGTAAATATGTGTACCCAAAACGTAATAGCGAGCCTGTTAAATACTCCTTGTGGAATCGTTTATTATAACGATAAAGGGGAAGTTGTCGCAAAAGAAGATAGTATAGGGTTTGAGCCAGAAAGACAGAACGAAAGAGATTCGGGCTGGGACTTAAAAGCGGCAGAAGATTTCACCCTAAAGGCTGGCGAACGATATACAACTGGCCTTAAAATTGGCGTTTTGATGCCTATTCATATGGATATGTTTATTTTGCCCCGAAGCGGATTAGCTAATAAGTTTGGAATTACAGTTGTTAACTCGCCTGGCCTAGTTGACCAATCGTTTTTGGGCTATGAATTGAAGGTTATTCTACTAAATACTGGTAATAAAGACTGGGTAGTTAAAAGAGGTGACAGAATCGCTCAAGGAAGATTCCAACTTCGAGGCTCTAATATGCTATTTAAGGAATTCAAGGGAGATTTGAAGGATTTACAAGATAAAGTCAGCAGGAAGGGTGGAATTGGAAGCTCTGGCATTTAAGAAAAAGAGGATTCGGCGTATACCTATAATAGGAGGTATATGCTATGTTTTTTAAGACGTTTTTAAATGAAGAGAAAACAAAAGAATTCTTTGGATATTATCCAGTTGGACTATCTAGAGGTTCAAATAAAAAAGTGGTGTGTGAATGCACCAGTTGTAAAAAATTAATTATAAGGTCATATAAAAATTATCATATGGACCATCAGTGTTCTGTAGTTAGAGATGGTAAAAAAAGATGTTTTAAATGCTTAGAATGGAAAGAATTTAAATTTTTTAATAAAAACTCTACTCTATCTGGTAAAGTTTCAAAAATGTGTAAGGAATGTTTTAGGAATTATAAGCCAGTAATAAAATATGAAGTTAGTAGGTCAACAAGATTGAGTTCTTCTCTTGATTCTGGAGATATAGAATTTTATCTAAAGAGAAGAATTCCATGTTTAAAGTCAAATGCTAAAAAAAAGAAACTTGAATATGATTTAGACTATGAGTACTTACTAACACTATGGAATAATCAGAAGGGAATATGTTATTATACTGGACTAGAAATGAAAAATGATATGAAACAAAAAAAATATCAAGCTTGGAACTCTCCATCGTTAGATAAATTAAACCCAAGTAAAGGCTATACAAAAGGTAATGTAGTTTGGTGTATAAGCTCTGTTAACTCTTTTAAACAATCATTGACAGAAGAACAATTTCTAGAAATGCTTAAACAAATAGTATGGAAACAATAGGAATATCATGTCTTGGGTCAATCTTCACTCTAAGTCTACAGGCTCCTTACTCTCTGGGGCCTTAACTATTGAAAATCTTGTAGCCCGAAATAAGACATTAGGCTACAAAAGTGTTTCCATAATGGACCACGGCTCAGTAAGTCTAGCCTATGAATTACAGTTGGAATGTAAAAAAGCTGGTCTAAAGCCAATTTTTGGTATTGAAGCATTCGTTTGTGAGCAAGATAGCCACATAATGGATGAGTCAAATAGGAAATTAACACGAATTGGAATTATATCCAAGAATTTGACGGGATGGAAGTCCTTATGTAAAGCTGTCAGTCAGAGCAATCGAAACCACTACAAAAAACCGAGACTTGCTCTCGATGAATGGGCTGCTTATGCCGAAAATAACTGGATTATCATTACTGGATGGCCTGGAACACAAGCTCATGGATTATCGCCAGTAGATTTAGCCACCCATTTAGATAGTTTAAAGGTTCTGTTTGGCCCCGAAAATGTATTTCTTGGCATTCAGGCTATCAGTGATACAAAAGAAAATATCAGTACGTTAAGAAAGACTGGCCAAAATACAAATACACCTTGCGTAGCCATTGCAGATAGTTATTATGGTGAATCTGAGGATAGCTCTGACCAACGAGTTCTTCTTTGCTCATTACTGAAAACATCTTTGACGAAGGTTCGGGCTTTTTTAGACACTGAAGAAGCTAAAGATATAGGAGTGGCTCGATTTTTTGAATCAAACTCTTATTATATTCCCGAATTATCAGAGATTGAGGAACTACATAAGGGTTATGAGGACGAAATTAAAAATGCTTTAGTAATTGATTCCCTCTGTGAAACGTACTCATTGAGCAATAATCCTATTCTGCCGGAATTTCAAGTTGGACTAGACGCTTACGAAGAATTAACTAATCTTTGTAGGAAAGGATGGGCCGAATTACTCAATTTTAAGAAAAGCGACCCTCGCCACGACATTTATAGGGATAGAATTAAGGAAGAATTAAGAGTTATTAAAGGGGCAAATCTATCTAATTATTTTTTGATTGTAGCCGATATATGTAAGTTTGCTAGAGATAATGGAATTTTAATGGGAGCAGCGCGTGGAAGTTCAGGTGGATGCTTAATTTCCTATTTAGCTGGAATAACCAAAATTGACCCAATTCCGTACAATTTGTTATTTGGTCGGTTTTTTGATGAATCTAGAAAAAATTCTTTGCCAGATATTGATTTAGATTTTCAGCCCTCAAAACGTGAAGAAGTAATTCAATATATTAAATCTAAGTATGGCGAAGACTCAGTATGTAAGATTGCAACTTTTGGTAGATTACAAGGTCGTGGGGCTATTAAAGAAGTCTTACGTGTGCATGAGGCTTGCGATTTTTCAACAATGAACGAAATAACCAAGTATATTCCTGACGAAGCAAAAATTGCAGACGAACTTCAAGAAATGTCAGAAGATGACCACGAAAATGCCAAAATTTTGTATTGGGCCGTAACAAATAATGCTAAACAGTTAGCTCCTTGGGTGAAACTTGAAAAGGACGGCTCTTATTCGGGCGAACTAGGTAAGTATTTTGCCCAAGCTATTAGAATGGAAGGTTTGTATCGTCAAATTGGTGAGCATGCTTCTGGAATTATTGTTACTCCAGGCAATGTTGATGATTATTGTCCTTTGATTAAATCTAAACGTGGGATTATTGCAGGCATGCCATATCCAGACCTTGAAGCTATGGGATTAGCAAAAATTGATATCCTTGGCGTTAATGTTTTAGATAAATTAAAAATGATTTTATTAGCAGCAGAAACAGGCGACATTTATGGCGATATTGGAAATTGTGTCAACAACAACCCATCAAATATCATCTAAACGTATTTCTCAGATAATGGCCTCATTAGCCATCTCAAATAATCTTTATAAAATAGTCGATAAACCAACAGAATTAGTATATGTGCATTGCGGCAAATTGTCAAAGATGAAAAAATTAGAAGACAACATAGGAAAGGTCTTCCAAATTGGTGAAAGTCGTGCTATAATCATGTATCCTTTACAATACTTCATCAATAAGGGCGAAAGTTATATTGGTGGATTTCTTTATAGTTTGGAGATAGCAAAAAATGTCATGGTGGAGCAAAAAAGATGGGAATACTCAAACGGATACATCATCAGTAGTCCTAAAAGAGTTACAAACTAAGTTTAGCGAATTAGAAGATAAGCATAAGAAGTTACGTAAGAAGTATAAAAAAGTAACAGAAAATCTTGATATTATCGACGAAGTCATTCATGGATATCTAGAGGAACAAGCTGTTGCTAAATTCTTATTGTTTGCAATTGCTGTTAAATGCGGCGGAAAGTTAGAACTCTGTAACCATGATATTGAAACAGCTAAAAAATTAGAAGCAGAACATACATTAGATTTCGCCGAAGGCGAAGATTCGGTAATTTACTCTATTAAGAGATTGGAAAAATAATGGCTAATATTGTAGTTTATGATTTAGAAACAACCGGAATTGATGCTACTAAAGTATTTCCTATTCAATTTGCAGCACTTCCTATTGATGGAGTTAATCTAAAAATTCGGGAAGATAACGTTTTTAATCAAATGTGTAAACCTCCAGATTTTGATTACATGATTGATTTTACTGATAGTAATGCAGCCAGTAAACAAGGTCTATGGAAGTTTCATGCTGAACATAGAGGAGTTTCTGTAGAGCAAATAATTGAATTAGTACGAACATCTCCTCCTATGGAACTTGTTTTTGAGCAGTTTCAGCAATTTATTGCTCAATTTAAAGTTAAGTCTCAAAATCCTGTTCTTGGAGGTTTTAATATTGCTAATTATGATAACGTTATTATTAATCGTCTCTTAAAAGGTAAAAAAGGCCCTTGGAATCCAATCTTTTATCTTGATGCTATGCAGATGTGTTATACATGGCTAAGGTCTGCCGAGCTAAAATCTCATAGTTTGGACAATTTGCGACAATACTTTGGTCTAAGTAAGGGTGGCCACGAAGCACTAAAGGACTGTAAAGACACAGCTATTATTCTGACCCGATTTCTTCAGTATCAGCAACAATTAGCTATTGGTAAGTCATATTTTGCTAATGCTTTCAAATGTTAGGACAAAGCTATGTATAATACTTGGAAGATTGAGGGCGAAAACCTCATATACTCATGCGGGTGTACTTTTAAAATCCGCCAATTACGTGGCGATAATTTTCCTTTGATTCATATAGGAGACCCCTATAGAGATTGGAATGTAACTTGTGAATCTACTAACATGTTACTTGGAGATGGTAGAACTTTAGGGGTATTTCAGTTAGAAAGCAAATTAGGTCAACACTGGTGTAAAGAAGTAAAGCCGGAAGAAATTAAACACGTAGCTGCTCTAATTGCTCTAATAAGACCCGGTTGTCTTGAATCGAAAGCAGAAGACGGTATTAGTATTACTCAGCGTTATGCTACATTCAAAAATAATGAAGAGCTAGCTACTCCTGATATTCCGGTTCTTAAAGATGTTTTGTATGATAATTATTACCAAATGATTTATCAAGAAGATGCTCTTAGAATAGCTAGAGAAATAGCTGGATTTACTCCTATTGAAGCTAATGCTCTTCGTAAAGGTATTGGTAAAAAACTGCCAGAAGTTATAGCTGGTCTTAAAACTACATTCTTAAATGGGTGTAAGAAGATTGGTAAGGTAAATGAACAAGAAGCTAATAAACTATTTGACAGTATTGAAAAATCACAAAGATACTCATTTTGCGCAGGACATTCCTATGGGTACAGTAAATTAAGTCAGATTACAGCATACGCTAAAGCCCATTTTACAAACTATTTTTATACCGCATACCTAGAAGGTGCTGAAAATAAACAAGACCCACTAGAAGAACGTTATAAACTCATTCAAGATGCCAAATTCTTTGATATTAAAGTCACTAAGCCGGACTTGAAACTAAGTAAACCTTGGTTCTCTAGTCCAAGAATAAAGTCTATACTTTTTGGTCTCAACTCTGTTAAATCCGTTGGCGACTCCACAATTAAACAAGTTAAAGACTTTTGTACAAAGGAAAGCAATCAGTGGTTAGATATCTTAGTAAATTGTCTGTACAAAATTAATGTGAAAGCAGCCCAAAATATCATTAAGGCTGGTATTATTGAGAATGGGATGACCCGAAAACGCCAATTACATGAATTAAATATTTTATGCGAACTTACTGCTAAGGGTCAAATTGGATGGATATTCAATAACGTAAACAATTATAGTTCTTTAAAAGAACTTTTGGTCGGTATGAATAAACTCAAGAAAGAAGGTGGCGGCTTACATTCAGCTAAAGACATCCCAAAAATTCAAGGGATGATTGATATGCTAGATAAACCTTCCTATTCTATGGAAGATAATCCAGAATGGATAGCATCTTGCGAAGAAGAGATTTTAGGGATTGCCCTAAGTGCTAGTTTGCTTGATAATGTAAGTTCAAATATTTGTAATACCACCTGTAAAGATTTAGTTTGCGGTAAAGCTAACCCAAATATGCTTGTTAAGTGCCAAATTGATAGAGTCGAAGAAAAGATTATTGGTAAAGGTAAAAATATAGGAAAGAAGTTTTTTAGGCTTGACTTAAGCGATAGTACCGGTATAATAAGTGGAGTTATGGTTTGGCCAGAAACATATGATAAGTGTGGACATCTTTGTAAAGAAAGAAATACTATTGTTGCCAAAGTTTATAGAAGCAACAATGGAGGCTTAGCTATTAACGAATTATTCCAAATCTAAGGATAAAAGTGTCTAAAAAACGAATTCTTCTTTCTAGTGAAAACAGCTATCAAAATAGTGGTTATAGCGTAATGACTAGAGAGCTATTAACTAGATTGTACGCGACTGGAAAGTATGAGATTGCTGAACTAGGCACTAATGCTCGCCCAGAAGACGATAGAATTAATTATTTTCCTTGGAAAATTTATCCCGTAATTCCCGCAATGGAAGATAAAGAAAGTTGGGGTTTATTTAATAGTAAACAAGAGGGACAATTTGGGGCATGGTGCTTTGAAAAAACGATTTTGGATTTTAAGCCAGACGTAGTACTTGATTTTAGAGACCCATATCATTGTACTTATGAACTATTAAGTCCTCTTCGAGAGTATTATAGTCATCTATTTATGCCCACTGTTGATGCTACACCCCAAACAGATGAGTGGGCTAATCAATACACTATGTCCGACGGAATTTTATCTTATACAGAATTTGGTCGCAAAATCCTCCAAAAGACTTGTGGGGATAGCATTAACTTTATGGGAGTTGCCAGTCCAGGTGCTAACTTTGAAGATTTAAAACCTTTGAACAAAAAAGAAATCAGGGTTAAATATGGACTACCGGAAGATGTTCTAATTTTAGGAATGGTGGCCCGAAATCAGATTAGAAAATTTTTCCCCGACCTTTTTGAGATGTTTAGGCGATTTATTGAAGTAGCTCCTAGAGAATTAGCCGACAAAACTTTCTTACATGTTCATACTGGTCATCCAGACGCTGGTTGGGATATGGGCCGAATTTTAAAAGAATACGGATTATCACATAAGGTCTACTTCACTTATATTTGCCGAAGCTGTGCAGACATAAGAATTCATTTATGGAATGATTACGGCTTACCTTGCCGAAGATGTGGTAATAAAAGTGTATTCTTCACTAACCCAGCTTTTGGATTAACTAGAGAGGGGCTATGTGAACTTTATAACCTTTACGACCTATATATTCAGTATGCGGGCCTAGAAGGATTTGGTGTGCCTGTAGTTGAAGCAGCGGCTTGCGGAATTCCAATTTGTACAGTTCCTTATTCTGGCATGGAAGATTTCGTTGAAAAGATTTTAGCTCATCCTGTTCCAATTGGTGGATTTAGTCCAGAAGTTCAAAGCCACCGGAAATGGGCTTACCCAAACAATGCTTTATTTGCCGAAGAATTGATTAAAATTTTAAACCGAGATTTAGTAAGCTGGGGCCAAAAAACTCGCGAAGCCTGCAAAGAACATTTTGATTGGGATAAGTCTGCAAAAGTATGGGAAAATGCAATTGATAACTTACCACCTGCAAAACGCAAATGGACAGACCCAAAAAGAGACTTGACAGAACTTCCATTGTCTGACAATCTAGACGATTCAGCCTTTGTTAAGGAATGTTTTAAAAATTTAAGCTTTTGTGAGCATCTCACTAAAGGTTATCTTTACCATATTTTTATGAAAAACCTATATAACGGCAATATTCCTAATTCTAATCAAAATGGGCTTCCTCAACCATTCAGTAGAGAAAACGTGATAAATGAATGTAGAGGACTAGGAAACGCTACAAGACATTGGGAGACTTTACGTTGTCAGTAATCTATATTGCTCCATTTTTTGAGAATAATGCTCTTGGCGAGGCTTCTACAGCTTATGCTGGCCTTTTGTCTAAATATATGGATGTTACTTGTCGGCCAATTGGCGGCAAAGAAACAGAAAAACCTAATATCGTCGAACTTATGAAGAATAAGGGCGGTAATTACTTAGTTATTCATAGCAAGCCCGAAGATTTTTGCTGGAAAGCTGGCTTTAAGAAAGTCGTTGGTATTACTCACCTAAAAAGCCCTCTTATTGAAGAAACTGATTTTCAACAGAATTTTTCCCTAATGGACGAAGTCTATCATGATTCTTCCTTTATTTTGCCTGGCACTAATAATATTAATCCCTTTTGTGACAAAAAAGAATATCAAGGTTTTGCACAGAAAACGGAGGAAAAAGACAAGACTAAGCCTTATAAGTTCTTAATCGTGGGCGAGCCTACTTGTTATGAAGAAATTTATATGGTTATTAGGGCTTATTGTGAGGAATTTCGGGGCGAAGAAAATGTAGATTTAACTCTTAAGACTAATCCTAAGTTTAATGTGGCTCAATTTTCAGAAAATATTAAGATTCTTCAGTCTCATATTAGAAAATACAATAATCCTGTTTATCCTCAACTTAGTTTTAACAATGTATGGCATAATCGACAAGACCTATTAAAATTTTATGATGAATTTGATTGTGTTCTCAATTGTAATCTGCATAATAGCTGGAGTAAACCATTTTTAGACTGCTTAATGCTCCAAAAACGGGGTATATCACTTATAGATGACACAGAAATTGTCGAAAAACAGTCCTATGGGCCATCTGAACATAAAGATTATCCAGTTGGAACCTCTCGTTCTTTTGTGACCAAAAATGTTAAGCAAATTTTGAGAGATACTTTTTCAGGTAAGAGAGTAAAAACTAGCCTAAACATTGAAGATTTTACAGAAGAGAAGGTTTTAACGCAACTAATGGCGATTTTTTCATGAGCCGGAAACCCCGACCAAAAAAACTTCCTAAAGCCAACGAACTATATAAAGTCACAAATGAGCAAAATAATAAAATATTTATTACCCCAAAACTTGAAGCTAAAACTGAAAGCCAAAAAGAGTGTATCAGACTAATTAAAGAAAAAGACATTATTTTTATAGGTGGAGCAGCAGGAGTAGGAAAATCTTGGATAACAGTAGCATATGGGCTTTTGGCTGTTATTAGAGGCGAATTTGATAAATTAATTTTAGTAAGGCCAGCCGTTACAACTGAAGAAATCGGATTCCTCAGTGGTGACTTAGATGCTAAAACCTTGCCCTTTATGGAATCCGTTCTCTATATTGTTAATAAGTTCTTAACAAAAGAACAGTTTGCTGCTATGAAAAAAGAGGATAAGATAGAAATTAAGTCTATGGCTTACATTAGAGGTGTAACGTGTGACCGAGCTTTCATTGTGGTAGATGAAGCTCAAAATTTGAATCATAAAGCTATGAAGCTTATTGTAACAAGAATTGGAGAAGGAAGCAAGTTAGTAATTCAGGGAGATACAGAACAGAGTGATTTAAAATCTTATGAAAAAGGTTCTTTGGAGTCACATATTGAGTTATTTAGGGATTTTCATCCTAAGTTTGGCTCATTTCAATTCAAAGAAGAAGACATTGTAAGAAATCCTTTAATTACAATATATCTCAACAGGTTGAAAAATGCAGAAAATAAAAACCAATAGTGGCCCTAAAAAACTTCCACAGAAAGAAATTATAGAAAAATACAAAATAGGCTTTAATAAAGCCGAAATAGCTAAAGAATATAACTCAACCAAACAGGCTATACACTATATATTAGTCAAGCATAAAATTTTAGTAAAAAACAAAAGAATTTACGAACACAAATTAACCTGTGAAGAAGAATCCGAGTTTCTAAGAAGGTATTTGAATAATCATGAATCTGCCAAAAAACTTTGTAAAGAATTTAAAATTTCAGAACTAAATGGCTCTAAGTTTCTTAATAGAAATGGTATTTTTCCACAAAAACAAAAAAGAAGTTATAGAAAATATACGCTAAACGAACATTATTTTGATTCTATAGATACAGAAGATAAAGCTTATTTCCTTGGATTGTTATATGCAGATGGTTTTAATGGCGAAGATTCTGGAGAGATAGAGATTAGTTTAAAAGATAAAGATATTAAAATTTTAGAAAAAATGAACAATAGCATAGGTTCAAATAAGCCAATAAAATATAGAAGTATTACCAACAAAAATGGCTTGACAGGACGTTATGCTAGATTATGGATTCATAGTAAAATAATGTCAAAAAGATTAGCTGAATTAGGATGTTGGCAAAGAAAAAGTTTAACTTTAGAATTTCCAAAAAAAGAAACAATTCCAACTAAATTGATACCTCATTTTGTTAGGGGATTTTTTGATGGAAATGCATATATATCAAAAGCTTATAAGGTATATTCTGCTGAAGTTATATCTACAGAGATGTTTTTAACTAAGCTTAGAGATATACTAACCGAAGAATTAGATATAAAAGGAAGTTTTCAAGCTCATCAAAATGGTAAAAATAAAATCTTAAAAATTGGTGGAACAATTCAAACTTTAAAATTTCTTGACTGGCTCTACAAAGATGCTACTATCTATTTAGATAGAAAATACGATAGATATCAAATGCTCAAAAAGGATAGACAGAAATATGCAGATTCAAGGAATTCACAGGTCTCTAGCGAAAAGTAAGCCAAAACTCTTAACTCTCTATCAAGGTCATAGTTACTTAGCAATGCTGAGTGACTTTCAGACCTATTGTTGGGTTCATCCGCAGATTTGTGACGCTAGACATCCAATTAATATTCCAAATATGCTACAAGTTAGCGGTTGGGAACAGTTGGATTTTGACTTATGCGTAAACTTTTCGGGTGGAATTACTAAGAGAATTCTTACAGATATAGCTAAAGCTCGCCATATAGATATAATTACCTACGAAATGGACTCCCCTATTGATATTGGGTCAGATTTAAAGTATAGGTTTACAGGCAAAAATGGCTTATTTACAAGCGAATCTCATAAAAATGTAGTTCATGGTAATGGTGAAGTCATCTATCCGCCCATTCTTGGATTTGCTTGTCAAAACCCTATGATACAAAGAAGATTATCAGTATGTACATATGGAGATAATTTAAAAGAAACTGAATCAACATCGCATTTTTCTGATTGGCATGAAATTATCAATACTTTGCCGGGCTGTCAGATTTTTGGTCATAACCCTAGATTAGGTACTTTTAACCCTGATTTAGGTCAATTAAATCAAATCCTAAACGACACTAAAATCTATTTAAATACTAAAACTGGCGGCTATTTCCCTTTAGATGTTCTTCAAGCAATGACTTGCGGATGCGTTGTTATAAGCTATAATTATCCAGGAATTGATGGACTTTTACCCAAGGAATTCATAGTTAAAAACAAGAAAGAGGCCAGAGCTTTAATCAGCGAATTAGTTACTAAGCCTCATCTTCTGCCTAGTTTGGGTGAAATTAATAGACAATTAGCTGAAAAATTTAAATTTAATGGGCTTGCTGCTCATATTAATAAGGAATGGGAGAATATTTGTGAATTTGGCTATAAGCAGTACAGGGTTTAGCGAACCAGGATATGCCTTTTTGGGCGTAAATAAAGATAATTTGGCTGAACTATCACTAGATAAAGTCGAATCTTTAGATAATCTAGTGGTTCATAGGGCTTTACATTTAGTCGATTACAATAGGGTGTTAGAACTATTAAAAATTTACTATGATAAGCTAAAAACTGGAGGAACATTAATTCTTTACTGTATTGATGTTTACAAACTTTGTCATAAAGTTCATCGTCGCGAAATTGGAGAAGGTGATTTTAACAATTTTGTCTATGAAAATGGGCAAGTTAACTCAGTTTCGACCTTGTTCTTTCTTGATAATTGTGCTAAGATAGGCTTTAAGAAAATTGGAGCAGGTTTTGATGGGCTGTATGCTAAATTAGAGTTTATTAAATAGGAATCTAAATAATGGACTGTAAAGGATGTAAAAATCTACTAGATAACGAATGTAAGCTTGGTAAACATGAGCTATTAGGAGTCTTAAGAAATGACAATAGAGAAGTAATTCAATTAAACGAAACCTGCATTTTTAAGAACACAGTTCATGACTTTACTTTTGATATGGCTCATAAATTTGCTATGGCTAAAGTTGCGGTAGCTACTTATTTTATTATTAGGAATGAAGACGATATTCAAGAATTATACAATTTGCTAGATAATGAAAAAAACTATGGCGAAACCAATCTTATTGGCCAATTTAACGTATTAAGCACAATAGAATTATCCGTAAAACAAGTTGGTGAAATCTCTCTTAAGCTTGTAGCTCTCAACAAAAATCGCTTTTGGACATTTAAAATCCTTTACGAAGATACTCCTGAACGATACATTATCAATAATTGTGAGTTGCCCTACTTTCTACATATCTTATCTGAATCTGACCTTGCTATGATTCAAAATTTTAAATATATATGCTTTTCGGGCAAGATTCCAAACGTTTATGGTAACATTATCTCAACAAAATGGTTCATTAATAAAGTCGAGGAAATAGAAGAAAATGCTGGCCTTCAAACCAAAAGTCTTGTTTAATCTGATATGCCGAAATGACGAGACTATCATTCAAGATTGCTTAGATAGTATTTTAAGCCAAGAAGGAATTCGGCCTTATCTTAATATTTCCTGCCTTGATAGTAATGATACTACTTTCTTTTGGGCCAAATCCTATTGTAAAAGTCCATCGGTTTATGAACCGAATCAAGTCGTATCTGAACAAATTACCGCATGCAGGACTCCAGATGAAAAATCTAGCTTAATAAATGGAGTTATAACTGGAAGAAGAGTTGAAGCTCAATACTATGTTTTTATGCATTGCCCAGGAATTTTAACAAAAAATTATAGTAAAAAATTAATCACTCTAATTAACGATGAAGTAATGGGTGGTTATACAGATGTGATTGATAGCGGTATTAAAATTTACACACACTTAAATACTGATAGATGTATTAATATTGGCCCCTATTTATTGTTAAAGTCTTCTATTTCTGAACAGTATAATCACGAAGATATGAGAAGCTTTCTATCGGCTATTGTTAATATAGGAATTCTAGCTCATTTGCCTGAATTTCTCGCCGGAAATAATTGGATTAAATCATTGTCACAAAAGAAAATATCACTATTATGTTAAATACAAAAGACAAATTAGACTTATTTTATTGGGGCGAATTTTCACTAGAAAAGATGCTAATAATTAAAGAGTTGCCTGATTTACACATTTATGGCGAAAAGAAATGGCCAACTCATCAATTTATTGGAACTATTCCTTACGACGAAACTTGTTTTTTAGGCCAATGCTATTCTAGAGCTTTAGCTTTTAACGAAGAAGAATCTAATAAGTTTAAAGAATTAGGTCTGGAGGTAGTGTGCTTAAATTAGGAGTTTTGCTAGATAATGTTTCGCCCAAAGAACTTAATCAAGAAGTGTTTCGTGTTTTGCGAACAGTCTATGAAAGAGATAAGCTAGTTTCGGCCAATATTTTTGCCAAGCATCTTAACTGGCCCTATACGGATGTTCCATACGGAATTTTTAAATGGAATGATTATCAGAGTTTTGATGGAACTACAATAGTTACAAATCTTGAGTTATTATCTTTTGTTAAAGAAGTTCCTCATAATAATAAAATCATTTTATACTGTAATAGTTTTCCGTGGGTAGACTCAAATATTCCGGCAAAAACTGCTATTTCTCTCTTGACAGACCCAAAACTTAGTGTATACTGCAAGGTAGACTACATTAAAGATTTTTTAGAAACTCTCAATATTAAGTCTACTGTTTGTAGTTTTCAAGAATTAGTGGATAAAACGCTTTGGCCATAACATTTGATTATAGTTTCATGATGAGACATCATACTGATGGTATGACAGTTGCCGCTTTAGCTAAAGAGGCTGGTGTTCATACTAATCAACTAAGAAGAGCTATGATAAAAGCTGGGATTGAGATTAAGAGTAGAAGTGAATCTATGAGGGATAGTTTTGCGGCTGGTCATTCAGAAGTAAAAGGAGGATTCACGCTATCCGAAGAGCATAAAGACTCTATTTCAAAAGCTAATAAAGGTCGTGCTGCCGGATTAAGAAATACTACTAATAATGTATTTATGGATAAAAATAATAAAGATTGGATTCACGGAAGAAGTGCTAAAGAAAACAGTAAAGCATCTAAAAAAGGCAGTAAATTTGAGAAAGTTATAGTTGACAAACTTATCGAGTTAGGTTATAATGTAGGAAACCAAGTCCGCTTAAACGATTACAAAATTGACATTTTTATTGCGGCCTATAATTTAGCTATTGAGATTGATGGAATTTCTCATAGAAAACCTGTTTTTGGGGCAGGCAAACTACAAGAAACTAGGGACAGGGATAAGGCTAAAGACGACGCAATGAAACAAAGAGGAATGTCAATAGTTAGGATTATGAATGACCAAAAAGGTGTTAGCAGATATAATACTAATTTGGTGATTAAATTCATCCTAGAAACCATTAAAATGCTAGAAACTACTAGCCACCTATATAGGGTTATCGAAGTACGATAGTTAAATGCCAATTGAACCAAAGGAAAATATATGTTAACGATGGCAGAATTAAAGACAAGCTTTGAGGGTAATGAATGGGTGAATCCAGAATGGACAGATTTAGTATTAGAACAATTGGCCGATAATGAAGTTTCGATTGACCAGAAAGGTAAGAAGTATCCGCGAGTTAGAGGGCTTCGTCGAATTGGTTCATTCTTATCTCAAGCTTATATTGTATGCGACAGTATTAGCTGTAACGAACAATATGCTGCTTGTAAAGCTGAAGCTTATATCTATGGTTATGGCGACCGCGGTTATACCGTAAAAGTTGCTAGTTCAATGGCTGAAGCAACCCCAACAAATGTTAACAATGAAATGATTGCTAAGCACCTACTAGCAACTGCTGAAAGCCGAGCCGAAGGACGATGTTGGACTAAAGTGCTTAAACTTAACTGTTTAACAGCCGAAGAAATGAGTTTAGGAGCAACTGAAACTACTAAACCTGACGCAGTCAAGGATATTGATGAAGAAAACGGCACCATTAATTCAATGCAAAGGAAAATGATTAATAAAAAATGCAAACTCTTAAATATTGATGCTAATAAATTTGCCGAGGACGTATGTAATACTAAAGATGAAAGCGGACAGTTACTATTTGACCCAAAAACTAATCTAGTTAAGGGCATATTATCAAAATTATTGGCTTCTAAAGTTATTGAACTACTTGGAAGAATTGAGCGGGCCGAAGATAAAGTTAAGCCCGAACTTGAGGGTTTTGTTACTTTAAACTAATGTAGTTTTCTTTTGTGAAAGGTTTGATTATGGTACGTTTAAGTAAGAATGTTGGTGCTGGTGTTACAGCCTCTGTTGAGGGCGAAAGCTTTACCGAGGCTTTTGAGCAAATGGCTATGATTGAAGAGTGTTATGAGGCTTGTCCACTTGAGCAGTCTAATGGCAGTTTCCGTCATCGTGTACGAGACGTTGAAAAGGATGGCAAAGAATATCGTTATTACGAATTGATGGATATTGAGACTAAAGCTCGTCTAAGTTTGGGTCAATATGACCAAAAAGACAAAAAGGGTTTCCTATTTCCAAAGCGTAAAGCTTCTGCTGAAAAGGGTGGAGAATGGCTACCAAATCGCGGCTGGGAAGTTTGGGCACCTCAAAATGCCGCTAAGCCAGCACAAGAGAAGTCAAAGAGCGCTCCTACCAAAAAAAACACTAGTGCTAAAGTAGCAAATTCTGATGATGAGTTACCATTCTAGTAATTAAATAGGTACAAAAATAGGGGCCATTTGGCCCCTTGCTTTGTTTAATAGGTTGACGACAGTTTAGGTAACTGGAAAATTTGGCCCAGGATTAGGTGGATTTACAGGAACTATAGGGTCAACTGGTGTTTTTGGGGCCAATAAACCATTAATAAAATTTTGTAGGTACTTAAGAACAAGGGCCACAATTGCTACAATAGCAGCAGTATTTGAACCTAAATCTAGATTTGCTAGATTGTTTGTCACATATGTGATAATTGCGGACAAAACAAAGATACCACCATTAATTAAGAAGTCCTTCCAAGTGGTAGTTGCTGCTGCCGGAACAGTTGCTGTTAGTGTTAGTGCTTTACCGAACTTATTCATTGAAATCTCCTATTGATACAAAGAAAAATATAGTGTATTTAAGTCAAGAAAAATTTTTAAGTATACTCACCCGAATAATACAATGCAAACAATTTTGAGCCAATTGATGTTGGAGCGGCCCCAATAGCCACATACCAATCATGTCTAGTATCGCCAGTTCCACCATTTATAGGGTCAGCCCAAGAGGCAATCCCGCCTGAACCAGGGCTTGGAGTTAAACTTAATGTTGCCCCAGAACCACTGCATAATTGCCAAGTTGTATCGCCTTTGCCTGTACTTCCGCTAAAAGCTTCAGAATTTAATCTGATAACTTCTGCCAAATAACAACTTACACCAGTCGGATTATTAGTTATAGCATTTCTGTCGTAAATATATATCTTGTTATTACTTAGGTTAATTACTGAGGATTCTGTAACTCGAATATTGATAGGAGCGTGTTTGTTTTGAATACGAGTTAAACTAACAGAAGAAGCTCCAAAAGCTTGATGATAAAATTTAGTAAAGTCTGAACCATCTGGCTTAGTATTACTTACACCTTGTCCAGAAGCAGTTCCGACAGAATTAGTGATATAAGTGCTATCCTGAAAAGCTCCAACAGCCACAGAAGCCCCAAAAGTTGAACCATAAAAACCTAAACCGCTACCACTAGTTGTAATAGGGCTATATGTAGAATAATCACTAATATAAAAGGTCGTTGTTGGCATTTAGGTCTCCATAAATAATATACTCCGAACTCAAACGCCGTTAGGCTTAGCAGTTAGCAGAGATTATGATAAAACGGTTAGATTGAGCATGGTAAGTTGCAGTTACTATTGTACCAGAACTTAATAAAGAATTATGAATATTATAGACAGGAATTGGAGTATCCATTTCTGCATCATTTCTACCCATTAATCTCATTTGTCCAGATTGCCAAGTCGTTGAACCTATATCTTTGCCACTAATATCTACATTTAAAGTTCCATAAACGTGGGTATGAGATGTCCAACAACCTCTAGCTTGGTCATATAATGGGTCAGAAGGTCCAGCTAACCATAATTGAGACTGTTGTCTGTCTTCATCACCCAAATTTCCACTATCTGTTACCACAGAATTACATAAAAAGTTAAACCCATATCCAACTAATTGCATAGGAGTCTTTAGTCCTATACCTCTAATATTATCGTAAGTCCCCTGTGCATCATACTTTAGAGTATTATTTTGCCCATTATAACTTAATGCTCTGGCATCTTCAGTTAAAGTTTCACCCTTACTATAAAGCATTAAATCATTGTTAGAACGAAATGGATTCATACTATAAGAAGTGCCTATTAAGTCAATTTCCTGTAGTTGGTCTACTGGTAACTGATAAGCTGGCATATCATCTCGTTCAGAATTAGTAGTAAAAGGCCGGAAAATACTATTTACTGATGCCATACTAAAATTTTTGAAAGAGTTAGCGTCTCTTGTGTTGATGTTTGCTAAAGCCTCAGTAGGTGTCAGAAAGGCCATCTCATGATAGGCTGTATTGTTCTCATAGTTCCAGTTTCTGCCCGCTATAACCGTGTGAGGAGTTCTAGGGGACAAAGTAGGATGAACCATATAGTTCTGGGTCGCAAAATTAATTAACGGCCCAACATTATTAAAGATTCTCTCATAATTACGCTTCGCTTCTTGTCGTAACCTATTAAGAGTTCGACCAATTCTTTGTAATCTAGCCTCTTCCCGTTTTGCAAGACTTCCCATAATATTTGGGTCAAAAGAACGTAACCTATAATTTGTTACAAATCCGCCGTTTGCCCCTACAGAAACATCAATTGAACTAATATTTGAACCTGCATAATAAAGCTCTTCGCCCAAAGAATGGTTAGGCAAGCCTGGAAAAGACATACTTCCAAATTCTGCGGCATAAGCTTGGGAAGAGACTTGGAACAACTTAGCGGTAGCCGCAAGAAACATTCCGGGATAGCCGCCAAATGACCAAGGATTTAAATTATTGTCTTGTTCTACATCTGTGTTGCCCGGAACTCCTGCTAAATACCAACTACCTCGACCGCTTATAGACCCACCATAAGTTTCAACCCTACTTCGTAAAGGAATAGAAATATAAAGAGGAATTTTTGGACGAGATACTACTCCTATACCAATAGGGAAAACACCCATATTGTTTTTAACCATCTGTTTGATGGTATCTGTTGTAGAAGCGGGCGGATTACTTAAAAGAATATTTATCCAGTCCGTAATTTCGGCCATATATATGCTTTTCTTTGTTTCATATAATGGATTCGATAAATTAACTATTACACAAGGAAAAGGCAATCTTTTAATATCTGTGCTTACTGAAGCCTGAACATAAATTCCATTAGTTTGAACAACAGTGTTTGTGTTAGTACATTGCTGGGGGTCAACATTATTATTAGTGTAAGTGGCAAAACTGCCAATTCTTCCAGGACTTGATTCTGCCCATAATCTAGTTGCGTCATTCATTCCAAGTAAATCTTCGCCTATTCCTACATATCCACCTTCAGTATCTACAGTATAGTTATAAATATACTCGTAAGTTTCTATATCGAATCCCTCAATAATAAACGGAAGATAGACTAAATAAGAACGACCCATATACTGCTCGCCAGCCTGTTGAATCATCTGGTGAACACGTTTAATTTTTGCGTATTGGACGTTATCGGAACCTATCGTGCTATGCAAGAATTTAGTTATATCTTGATTCAGACTACTAAGCAGAGTTGGGGGACCAGCTTGAGTAAAATTACCAGATAGTAAGTCATTAATTGCTGTTCTATCATAGAATATTGGAATACCAAGTTGGGCTGCTAAAGCTGGTTTTTGTATAGAGATATAATTTAACCATGCTTGCTCTCCATACATAGCTACACGAATTTCGCCGATTGTAGTTGAATATCCATAAGAACCAAGAATATCTGAACAAGTAGAAGCATTTATAGTAACAGAAGCTGTATCAGATAAGTCCGTACTATATATATAATTTCCATTAATATCGTTGCCCCAGTACGGATACATCGAAGCTTGATTAGCATGATAGAGATAGCTTACGTTTGAACCAATAAGAAGTTTACTGCTTGCAGCCCCATTTACAGCTTCCCAACCAGAATTAATAGATTTAGCTTGTTGGATACTATCCGCATATTCATTAATTGATTTTCTATTGTAAGCTAATTGGGCACGTCTGCTAATTGTGTGAACAGTAATAACGTTAGTATCAGTAACAGTAAAATAATAGTCTAATGAAGCGTCATTTGTCAATTGGTCGATAAATTGAATTAAGCTTACTGAAGGGTTTCCTTGAATTTTGTAAAAAAGTGGCGGAATAGGAAGTCTAGATAAATCTAATGTAAAATAAGAATTTTTCCAACATAAAGGTCCGCCATATAAAGGAGCGGCTCCATCATTAACAATAGCATTAATAGCTCTTAAAATTAATTGCCAAGGCATCCCGCCATCATTTGATTGAGAATTTCCAAATCCAAGAACGTTTTCCCAATATCCAAAAGCATTAATTACATTAGGAACGGTATTGGTCTGTCCATAATAATTTGCAATTATAACTTTAGTCCCAGATAATAATTCTCTAGCATCACTTAAAGTTACTGAATATACCGGATTTCCTGATTCATCTCTCTTTTTTAGGGTGTTTGTTATTAAGCCACGAAATCTAAAACTTCCAGCCTGAAAAGTGTGTGTCTCGCCTACAGGAATTATACCATTATTTTCATAGATATATTCATCGCCAGCCCTTAAGTCGGGAACTAGTTCTACGTTCAAAGTTCCGGGAGAATTACCCCAAGCTTGTTGACTAGTAAAACTCTTAGTAGAGAGGCCTAAAAATTTAATTACTGAAGGCATATTATCCTACGCATTTCTTTCATATTTATAAGCCACATTTCGACTATATCTTTGGGTGAGAGGCATCCAATTCTCATTATCTTGTGTTATAAACAAGTATCCTGCCGCATAATTAGTAGGAACCAGTCCACTTATCAATAAATCTACTTGAGTTCTAGGTTTTCTATTCATTAGAACTGTTATACTTGTTCCACTAGGGTCATAAGTTGGTGCCGGAAAAACGGCTTCATAAGAAATTTGTCGTGTAGGATTAGTAGTAGTATTAATATCCTGAAGTATGCCGCCAATAGCTCTATTTAGAATTACGTGTTCAGCAATTACATCAACCCACCCACTAATATTATCGTCAATAACTGACAATGTCTCTGAAATGGCCCCACTAACTAACGTGTTTGGCCGGTTATTAAACTCACAATTATATGTGATATTCCCTTTGATAAAATTATGGGTAACAGTTTGATTATTTGGGAATGGATTTAATTGAACACCAACATAAGATTGCGCTCTAGTGTATAAATTTCCAGAGATTGTTGAATTCCAAGCCCCAGAAGCATTATTATATTTTACTAAGCCGCTTGAAGCTACCCAAGGGTCAGTCCCAACCCTAAAAGGCGACATCCCATTAATAGTTCCTTGAATTGAAACTGTTTTATATGGGTCAGTTGCAGACTGTTTAAGTTCAGCACTAAATTCTTCGGTATAATTTCCTGATGCTAAAGTCCAAGTTTCAGTAATAGCATAATTTCCCGCAAACTTGTCAATTGTATTACTTCTATAGTGATTATAGTTATTAAATTGGCCACTTACGTTACCAAATCCACCACTATTAAAGAATAATTGATTGTAGTCTGCTCTAGCGTCAACGAAAGCCTTGGCGTTCTCCCATGCCTCCATTGTCACTCTTCCAATAGTATCCCACGTTCTATAACCTTTAGCAGAAACGGAATGACTACACTTAAAAACACCATAAATTTCGGGGTCAATTTCTATATTAAACGATTCACTACAATCCTCAATATTATAAGAAGCAGCAATATCATAACCATCATACTTATCTAAATTGCCACTATCAGAGAACTTGGTATCTTCAGTTGGTACTATATCGGGAGAACCCGGTAACATAGCATCAGTTTCAAGACCAATCGTATATTTTGCGTATCTCCACCATTGGCCATCATCAACATGAAAGCTATTGGTTCTAAAATAGCACTTCATTGGAGGTTGTCCGTTCCAGGGCGTTATCTCCAATAAGCTACCATCTTTTGAGAATAAACTTCTTAAACCTTCAATTTTTAATCTTAAAGCATCTTGACCTGTATTTACAGTTCCCCCTATCGTATCTGCCGGATAGCTAAAAGTTCCGCTATTATTAAACAAAATAGAATTATCACCAGCATTAACTATATAGGGAGAACCCATAGTGTTAAGAATATAACCATTCAGGGTGAGATTAAATAAAGGTTTGACCTTTCTACCGTCGGGAAGACGCTTGTATGTTTTTTCAAACGTCAAAAAAGGCGCGGGTGAAATTTTAAATGAATCTCCACCATGTTGCGTAACAACTACTGGCATTATTAAGTATCCTTAAAGATGTTCAAATCTGGGCCTTTAGCTGTTGACACCTTAACCGTAGACTTAATTGAATCTACAGCCACTTGTGTGATATCATCAATAAAAGTTGGCCCGGAAATATCCGAAATATGATGAATAATCCAAGCCTTACAGTCTTCCATAAGCTTATTCTCGTCAAAATAAATTTTAATAGTCATGATTAAAGCTCTTTAGAGTTATCTTTTTGTTTATCAACCTTTTCTTCTTTTGGTTTCACATTTTTTGGAACTTCAGGAAATTTAATTGCAGCAATAGCCCTATCTACTAAATCCTTAACTCTTGGCTCAAGCTCTTTCCAAAAAGCTTCAATGTCAATCTGTACAACCATAGGTTGAGCAAATTCTGTTTGAACTGGTTCTACTACATTATTTTTTGTTACAATCTGGTCTGGTCGCATTTTCGTTCCTTTTAATCGCCAATTAGTTATAAATTTCTAAGCTTGACGACGATTAAGTCAAACTAGAATCCGGCCTCATATAAAAACATTCCACTATCAGGAAATCCCTTCACATACTTCATAGATAAATTCATATTTCCACTAATAGCTGTTGTATCCGCTTTCAAAAATAGATTAGTTATGCCCGAAATTGGAGTTGTTCCACCACTAATATAGCAAGTGAAAGATAAATTCTCATTACGCTGTATATAAAGGGGAAATCCTGAACCAATCGGAGCATATCCATCATTAATTCCACTAGCGTTAATATAAAGATTTTGTCCACTTCCTATCCCTGTATAAGTAGAATACACCGTCAAATTCATTGCTTTACTAACTATATAGTCTGTATTTGATAAGTAAAGTGGAAAACCACTAGAAAGTCCATAACTTGCACTAGATTGTTGCATATATAGGGGCATTTGAAACTCAATTAAGTTTTGGCCCGAAATATACATATCAAAACCAGCAAAAAAAGCTCCTGCGATTCCACCTGAAGGGCAATACTCGGCCAATAAAGCCGACCCAACCTCATCAAGCAATACATTTCCGCCCTCATCCGTCAGATAACATACTCCACTTCCAGCTTGAAAAGCTCCCATAGCTAGAGTCATACCCGAACTTAAAGAGTGTGCTGAACCTAAAATAAGGGAAAACCCGCTTCCTAAAGGTATAGGACTACCAAAACTAGTTTCCGCCGATAAAAATGTGGGATTTATAGGTAACGAATCATAAACTTTAAAATCCGATAAAACCCCCGGCGACTGAAAGGAGTTGGAACAAAAGAGAATATCACCACTTAAGTTAAGGGCAGAAATACCATTTGTATAGATAACTTCGTTATCCCTATATATAGATAATGAAAAATCTTTGTCCGCAAAAGTCTCTGGTCGGTAATATATGGCCCATTCTGTTTTATTAGAGGTAACAAAACGATTGTCCGGCTTAAAGAACTGAGCGTCTATCTTAACATAGGGTAGTTGGCCCCCTTTTAGGCCGATTAAGCCCACAGAAAGATTATCTTGAGAAAAAATTTGACCACTAATACCACTAGATTGAAACGAATAATAGGCTCCACTAGGTAAACTAATTGGGCCAAAAACTAACTTATCCCCACTAGCTCTTAAATCACTACCGTACTTGGTAGCACCATAGTTTCTTATCATTTGGCCAACGAAGTCAGGTATATGTACACGCATTTATGTGACTCTCCCCTGAGAATCTTGCCTGTCACTAGCTACCTTATTGGCATTTGGATTTATATTTGGGTCATATTTAATAGTGATATTGGATTCACGTAATTGCCCCCCAATAACTTCAATAGCTCGACTTACAGCCCCATTAGCAATAGTCCTCATGCTTGGTTCTAAGCTATTTAAAACATCAGCCCCATTAATGATAACTTCAACCTTTTGATTGATATTCATGTCGATAATACGAGGAATAGCTGCTAAAGCCTCAACTTGTTTGGCGAAATTCGTATTAAAAGCACTAAATACTTCACTAGCCCGATTAAATGAAGCTAAAAGGTCTATTTGTGGCTCTGGAACTGGTCTACCGCCCGGCTTAGGTTGAATACCTCCTGGTTGAGTTGGATTCCCTTCAGGAGCAGGTAAAGATAATCCTCCAAATATATTTAATTCTTTTTTGGGTAAAACTCTTCTTTGTTCGGGTAGACCTCCTTCTAGGATACGAATTTTTTCTCTAAGCTCTGCAACTTCAGCCAATATTAATTCTGGATTTCCACCATTCTTAAGAAGGTCAAGTGACTCCTTAGATAGATTCTTAAATCGTGGGTCTAAACCTTTATTTGCACTAACTAAATCCGCTTGTGGCCCACTAACTCTTCCTCTTTTAATCAAAGCGGATATTTGTTTTGGGTCAACCCGATAAGCGGACTCTCCACTTAAGAATTTATCTTCTTCTGTTCCAATTGTTGGAGCTATACCAGTAGTGTAATCAGCTAAGCCTAATTTATCAAACACGCTCCTATCTTTTTTCTTTGCTTCATTACGTTTAAATTCATTCAGTGGGTCATCCTGAACAGATTTCTTTAAAGCAAATAATACGCTATTTGTGGTTTTATCATCTAGCCCAAACTTATCTTTTAGATTTAAAGCTAATTGTTGAGAGCTTAATTTATTTTTATTTTCTTCAACATAGCTCTCTATATCTTGAGATTGGGAGTCGGCGATACTATTTGCTTGTTTAAGTTCCGTCTGGGCTTTTCTTGAGGCTTCTATTTTAGAAATTTGTTTTTTTGCAGCATCTACATCTACTCCAATTAATCCTTTAGCCCCCTTTTCTTTTTCTTCTAGTCCTGCTAACTGAATATTCTTAACAGCTTTTTCTGTATCGGTAGCCTTCTGTTGCAAAGCATCTACATATTTATCAATCTTGTTAAAGAATTCTTTGTTATTATCTACTAAAGTTTGTTTAAAATCTTCAGCAGTTTTAGTTAAATTTGTAGCAATAATACCAACTGCACCGCCAGCATTATTAACGCCATTTACTGCTCCTTCTGCTCCAGCTTGTTTTAAAATATCTCCAATTTTATCTTGTATTCCTTTTATATTCTTTTCATTACCACTTACATCAAGAGGGCTTCCCTTTAAAATATTTTTACTAAATTCGGCTATTAATTCTTTGTATATTTCTGGACCAGACAAATCTTGTCTTTTCCCATCTATTGTTTTTGAAAAACGGCTAGGAATCTTTAAATCTTCTGGTAAGGATTTTAGAAAATCAGCACCTTGTTTGAATATAGCGTTTCCTAAACCAGGAATTCCATTGCTTAAACCAAGCTTATTAAAAGAAGTTGTTACATCTGAAGCTTTATTATCAATAACTATTTTAGCTGCCCTAGCATCAATCTGTTTTTGTAAAAATTCTTGAGGATTCGCAGTCAATAAAGAGCCTGTAAAGCCCAATTTAGCATCTCTTTCGCTTCTTTGATTAGCTAAAGCTTGTTGAAGAATAGACAGCCGGTCTGATGTATTAGTTAATCGCTCCAAAGCCCTGTTAGCATCCGCTAGTTTTCTCTGATTTTCAAATAAAGCATCCCGAAAAGTCGTAACACCTTTTACTCCATCAGCTTCAACCTTAGCTTTTTCTCGAAGTACTTTTTCTTCGTCTTTTAGTTCACTAATTACGGCTCCAATAGCATTAGCGTTTTCGCCAATTCCGGCCTTGCCAAGTAGTCTATCTTGTATTTTATTAAAGTTTCTAAAAATAATAGATGGGTCAACCACTCTTCCGGGATTAATTCCGGCGTTTTCGAGATTAAAATCACGCTGAGAAGTTTGAAATTGAGTAGATAAAGCACTTTTTTGTTCAGCCAAATTATTTAGACGAGAACTAATCTCTAATAAATGACGTAGTCCATCTTGATAAGCCCTATCTCTTTCTTCGAGATTCTTACCAATAGACTGTGCTGCCTTTAACATAGGCTCAAATTGCTGCTCAAATTCCTTGGCAAATTTTTCTGGGTCTTTCTTAAAATTCTCAAATAGCTCACTACTCTTTAAGCCTTGTAGCTTATCGGCCATTATATTGATAACTTTTTTATCAAATTGCTGACCAGTCTCTTGACCAATTTTATTAAAAGTAGATACAAAATCTCCTGACAAGTTATCGGAAGCTTGATTTCCAGGCTTAATGGTACGAGATAAAACTTCTGGCAAATATTTTGAAATTTGGTCTACATTAGCAATTTTATTCGTAACTTCTCTAAAAGCTCCTCCTGATAATCCACCCAATCTAGACAAATCTTCTTTGTCTATATTACCAAATTCTCCCGGCCTAAACGAAGCTCCAACATAACCTCCGCTTGTTATTACTTTTAGTTTCTCATCTAACTCTTTTACCTCTTGAGCAGCTTTATTAATAGCTTCTGAAAATGAAGTAGCAGAAGATATAGATTTATTGACTTCTACTGTGAAACGTAATTGGGCTTGTCTGCTAATCTCATCAGTTTTTGCAGCTTCATATAGTCTGGTTGCCTCTTCCTTAATATTAGCTTTTGGCCGAAGAGTTTGAATATTTTTAGTTATCGCACCTAAATCTCCACTTGTAATATCTAATGGTTGACCGTTCTTGGCCTGTTTTTTAATTTCCTCTTGCAAAACTTTACTGAGGTCACCCAATTTTAAACCAACAGATTTCTTGAATTCGTCACTATTAGCTTTAATTAAATCGCCACCATTTTTTGTATCAAGAATAGCTTGAGCCAAAGCTCCCTTCTTAGCGTTGTCCAACTCTTTTGCAATATCAGAAATTGAACCTGAGCCAGTAGCAAAAGCTTCTAAAGATTCATTTAAATGCTTTATAGAGTCATCAAGTTTTTCTCTAATAGTTGTTTTCTTTAAGTCTTCAGCAGCTTGAGCAGCCCCTTGAAACCAACCAACAATACCTCCAATAGCGGCTCCAATTAATGTCCCATATGGCCCTAAAGGAGTGGCTGACCCCAATGCGGCCCCAATACTAGCTCCAATACTAGCTCCCCCTAATTTACCTTGACTGTCTTTATCGTAAGATTGAGTAGCTGCATACCCAAGAGCTAAAGGTGCTGCAACGCCAGCAAAAGAAGCAGCAGCATTAAAGAATCTACCTCTATTAAGAATAGAGTTAACGGCTCCCGATTGTTGATTAGAAACAGATTGACCTTTTGGGTCTACATAATTTATTTTGTCTTCTGTTAAAGTATAGTCATTTCCACCCGCAAATGAATTAACTAATTGTTGACGACCTTCTCTTCTAGCTAAATAAGTGTCTGCTCTTTCTCTTCTTTTTTGTAAAATAAAAGCTTGTTGTTCTTCTGGAGTAGAAGATGCTAAATAATCTTTGTTTTCATTAACAATATTTCTTACAAAACGAGATTTTGAACTTGCTCCTTCTAATAAATCATTAACTCTATTGGTAAATTCTTGGTCACCAATCCTTAATCTTAATCTATCTGGATTATATTGTTGTTGAGAATACGATACAATAGAAGCAGTTGGAGGAAATAACTGTTTTTGTTGGTCTTTTAACGCCTCTAATTTTTGATTGTTTATATTTGGATTAAGTAAAAATTCATTTGCTAAGTTAGAAATCGGCAAAACTCCTGCTTTTTTAGCAGCTTCAGCCTGTCTCTTCGCTGTTTCTAATCGAACAATTTCAGCTTGAAGTTCATTTTTTTCAGACTCTGTTCTTAGTTGTTTAAGTTTTTCTATGTGGGCTTTACTAGTGGCCTGAGTAGTAGAAAATTGGCCCAAAGAAAGAGACTCAGTAGATTGTGGGCCTAAAATACGTTGTCTATATTGAGATAATTGAGGACTTTGATAATCAGGAGCAAAATCTGGTATTTTTACATATCTTCCACTAGCCCCTCTTGGTCTTTCGACGCTCTGAACATCTGAAAACAATCCAGCATCTTTACTTAATTGAGTAGCCCTACTAACTGAACTCAAAATACTTTCTTGTGGTAAAAATCCATAAGATGAATCAGAATTATAAGGAGCTTTAGCTTCTCTTCTAGCTTTAATATTTTCTTCTTTTATTAATCTTCTTAATCTAGCTTCATTATCAATATCAGACATCAATTCAAAAGGTTTATATCCAAGAGGATTAAATCCGCTGGCAAACCCTGGCAATTTTCCACTAATAAGTCCCGGAATAATATGAGAGTACTTCTTGACTGATTCGGCAGGGATTACAGCTTCTCCACCCTCTAAAAGAGCGGGAATTCTGTCTCCATTACTTGGGCCAGCTATAATACCTCCAGCAGCAAATCCTTTTCTAGGAGGAGGTGGCTCATTAAGATTTCCACCAAAATTAGCAAAGGTTCTCTTAGTAAAAGTAGCTAGTGCCCCAGTTAATATATTTGAACCAGCAATTAGACCTAAAAGAGGAATTAATGGACCAATAGCATCTAATAAACGAATCGCAGCTTTAGCAGAAGTCTCAAGGAAACTTATAAATTTATTAAAGCCTTCTGATTCGACCAATACGCGACCAATAGCTAAAAATTCTTCCTTAATCCTTACTAATTGATTTAAATAACTATCTTTCTTTTGTAGAGCTTGAATATCCAAACTATCTTCGCCAGCTAAAGCTGTATTCATAGCCTGAGCCTGCAAAGTAGTTTCCCTTAAAAGTGGAATCACTCTAGAAAGCTGACGTAAACCACCAATTTCCTCAACAATATTGCTAAATAAAGTACTGCCTGTTCCTAAATTACTTGTGCCTTTAGCGATTCTTTGGATAGCCTCAAATGGACCAACAAATTTTCCAGCTATGTCGGCCTGACCTAATTTTTGAGCTTCTTCGGCTGTGTAACGAAGCTTAATGCCGAGGTCATCTAAAAACTTAAGAGTGTCAGGGCGTTGTAGTCTACCAAAAATAGTTCGCAAACCAGTTGAAATAGCATCTGCGGATTCGCGAGTAGTAGCCCTAACAGAAGTAAACAAAGCTGCTAATTGATTTAAATCTGCTCCAGCCGCTTTTGCTGCTCCACCAGTTTTCTGAACTGCTGTAATTAAATCTGAAGATTCAACTGCGTATTCACCAGCAACCGCATTTAAAGCACCTAATTGTTTTTCTAAACTGCCTGCGTCTTTACCAAACTGCTGAAAGATAGCAATAACACCTTCAGTAGTTTTCGCAATACTCTCGAAGTTAGGAGCTAAATCTGTTTTGGCGAGAGCTTGTAGGGCCTGACCTGTTTCTTTAGTGCTTAAGCCTGCCTGTCTCAACACAGTGGCACTTTTAATAAGCTCGGCAGAACTTACACCATAAGCCTTTGCGAGGTTTCCTACGTCATCTCCAAGCTTCTTAATAACATTATCAGCATCTCCCGATACCTGCTTTAGTTTAATTAACTCATCTTGAAATTTAATACCTTCGCTAATAGCTGTCTTAATTAGGGCGATACCACCTAGTAACCCAGTAGATGCAATAAAATAGGACGAGAATCGGCGAAATACGTTATCTGTTTGTGCCCCAAGCTTTTGAAAATCACCAACTAATCCAGTGGCCTCTCTCCTAGTTATAGCAAGAGCCTTATTTAGTTCTTGAAGGTTAGCTGGCCTACTAATATCAAAAGTTAAGGCATTATTAGAGAATGTTTTCCGTAACTCGCCCTGAACTTGAGCCAAATTAGCGGCATCAGTTTTAACAATCAAGTTGGAATAAATTGGGAGACTCATTGCACAGCCCTAAAAATAAAGGCCACTCATTTGAGCGGCCCAATTGTAACCTAAATTATCCTACTGCGTAGTCTATTTTGTTTCTGCCAAAGCTAACAAGTCTTTTTCTTTTATTTTAGCTAGCTCTGCTTCATATTTAGCTAATTCTTCTTTATACCCTTCATCTAAGATTGGGTTTCCCTCATTATCTAAAAATGGAACTGGTTTAATTAATTCTTTTGGCTTACTAAGTAGTTCACCATCTTCTCCTAATAGTTCACCATCCGAATTGATTGGATTTCCATCTTTGTTAATAAATCGCCCTTCTTTATCAATAAAATTAAATCTCTTAAAGAATGCGTTTTCAGGATTGGTATCAGTACTTTTTTGATAATCACCCAAAACTTTCATTTGGTATGACAGAAAAGCTCTAGTTACCACTACATATTTTTCAGCATTTTCTTCGGTTAAAACCGTTGAAGCATCAAAATCTTCATAGCTACTAAAAACTCTCTCTCCACTATCTTTATACACCGTTGTAGCATATAGAAGGTAGTTTAGACGTTCGTTTTCAGAATAGCCCTCTACTGTGTTTTGTTGAGCTTCAGCAAATACTGTATTTAAACTAAGGATTTTAGCCCTTAATTCGATACATCTCATAGCCGCCCTAAACATCGTACCTTCACTTTTGTCAGTTGGTCCACCAAGCTTAAAGGATTCGCGTTTTTTAGGATTAGTGAGGATATCCTCGTTCTTAGCAAGCTCTGCTCTTAAATCTCGTAATTCAGCAGCCTTTTTTTCATCCCAAGATGATTCTTGCAAGAGTTTTGCTGCATCATTGGCTAATGGCAATTTATCCTGAAGGGCCTTCCAATAAGCCTTTGCCCGTATTTTAGTAGCTTCTTTGATTTCGGAAGCCTTTGGCTCGCGAACTAAAACTTCTTTTTCTACGCCACCAATCATTACTTTAAAAGATTCCATATCGCCTATTCCTTATTAAAATATTAAGTTATCGTGGTTTTACATCAAAGACGTAATTATAATTAATTTCGCCAGTTTCAGGGTCAATACGAGTGTTACAACTCGACTGACTCTTATAAGTATTTTTTGTTACCGTAAATTTCCTAAATTCCCTGTCAATTACTCTACTTTGTTCATTACCACAGTCTAACACCGCATTTCGTGTTGGCAACCATAACCTTAAAAAATTCTTTTCGCTGTCAGTCAAAGTATATCTATCTTTATTATGGCCCCATAAATATCCAAAGCTTTTTTCAAATTGAGCTATAGCTCCAATAAACGTAGTTCGTATAGCCCGATTAACGTTAGAGTTTAAATTATCATTGTTTTTGTTCATTTTACCCCAAATCCTTGTCCAAGAGATTGTTCAGTATGTTCGCTAAGTTTACCTTTATCTATCAAATTTTGTTTTGCTTTAATATAAGCCTTACCACCAGCATTATTAGCATTATAGACTACGTCATTCATTTTTGCCCCGCCCATAATATAGACTTCTTGAGAACCAGCAACAGCCGATGAATGAATCTTACCTTCGACATAATTAACTGATTCAGATTTAGCTCCTTTTCTACTTTGTAAGATATACCAACCATCTAATGCTAAATCATCCTCTATAATCCAATCAAAAGGTTTCTCTGAATGCTCTAATACGTTTTTATAGAAGCGATACCAATACATCAAAGTTGTTTGTTCGTCGGTTAATGGGTAATTTTGGAACAAAGAAGAAGTACATGTGTTTAAATTAAAGAAAGTATTTGAGCGGGCAATTTGACGAAAAATTGTCTCACTAATAGAGTTTTTTGATAACCACATCATAATAGATTCTAATTCACTATCCGATACGCTCTTCTTTATAGACTTACGTAGTAAATATCTTGATTTAATCATTTCCGCTACGCCTTCGGCGGTAATACTATCCATGAAGTGAAGTTTTGATAATATAGATATAAGATTATTGTCTAAGTCTTCCAGTTTTTTTCTTACAGACGAAGTCTGCTTTTTTTCTTTAAATATCTCATATAATTCTACCTTAGCATCCTCAATATCCTTACGTCCTTTTTCTAGTAATTCCTTATAATTAAAGGGTAATTTATATCTAAATAATTTAAGTTCAAACTCTTGGCTTGTTTTTGAAATACAACCGTCCTCTAAGCATTCGGCCAATACATCCTCATATAAGCACTCAGCTAAATATTTGTGCTCATATTTGATAGGATTTATTATGTAAGTTTGGGCCGGTTTTGCTATAATTTTGCCGGACATTATCCTATAAAAGATTTTATTATTTATCATCTACTTCCTGTTTATCCTTATAAGTAATTGTCCCACCCATTTTAATTTCCTGAACTCATGTCACAACATGCTCCTCTTTAAATCCTGTAAAATTTTCACCAGGAGCAATTACAATTTGCTGCATATGAAAAGTTATTCTATTGCTAGGTGTGCTAACCTTTATTTTTTCCATATAACTAGGCCCATTTATCCCAATATAGTGGTGACTCTTGTTTAGTTTGATTTCTTTGACAATTTGAAATTTCATGACACCACTGAATAAATTCTTCGTGTGGTTTATTACCTTTTGTAAATTGCAAATCCTTATGAATCCATTGAACATTTCCTTCGATATATCCTTTTGTACTATCAATTCTATCTAAAGATGCAGTTTGATTAATTCTATTTTTCTTATAACTTCTAGTAAATTGTAATGGTCTTCCAGAATAAGCACATTTTCCATTTTGTTTCTTAAATATATTATCAACGTATTCTAGACTTACTGCGAATTCCATATTTCTTTCCTTAATGGCTTTTCCTTTTATTCCATTATAATACCTGCAAGTTACACTTCCAAATGGGCAATATTCAACCATCCTACATTTAATACACTGATTATTATTTCTACAATTTTCTGGAGTTTTTTGATAAATATTTTTACACTTTGGACATTTTACATTAACTAAACTTTTCCAATTAATTATTTTACTAGTTTTAGTTGTGACTTTTTCTGTCCATGCTTCCACAACTTCCCAACCATTAATAATTTGTCCAATTTTAAATTTTGTCATTACCATATCCTTAAAATTAGGGGCCAAAATAGCCCCATATAATCAAAGCATAATATATATTACAACCAAGTCAATTAATTGTAATATGAGCCACTTCCAATTCCGCTTGTAATAGTGTATCCATTTTGTCCAGCCCCGAAACGAGGGTCTGCGGGGTGAAGAACGGAAAAATTATTCTTATTGGTATAGGTATAAGTTACAGTCATATTGCTACCATCCGTGCCGCCCCCACCCACGCTAAAAGAAGTCAACCGATTTTTAGTACCAGTTGAAATTCTTGTACCATCTCGAAGAGCAACTCTGATGGATTCATTTCGAGTATTTTCACCAGTCGAATACAAACCACCTTCAAGAGCTTCAATAAAGTCACCACTAACTGCCATAATCTCAATTTCAGTATTACAGTCGATGGTAGGATTAACTGATTTTACATAGGGGAATTTACAGCCCAACTCGAAAATATCTTGACGAGTAATACCAGCAGTGAATTTAATCGACTGCATTTTGACTGTATAGTCACAACCACTTACTCCCGCAGTAGAAACATTTTTACCATTAGAATCAATGCCAGGAATATTTCGTGGGAAAGTACTGCCAGAAGGATAAACTGGTAATCCGTTAGCATCATTACCAATAGAAGCAGTTACATAATCGAATAAAACATCTTCACGACGATTAATGCCCGAAGCAGCAGAAGGAGCGTCAGGAGTAGTGAAATTAGTGCCCGTGAAAAACCCAGTCAACATATTAAATGCTGAAGCTTCAGAAGCACGATAGGCCGAAGAATACCACTTACGAGTATTACCTACGAAAGATAGAGATTCTCGGCTAGGGCCTTGAGTATTAATTTGATAAGAAAGATTGGTAGGATAGAAGCCGCTCATCAAGCAAGCAAAATCAGCAGTGCCTGAAGCATAAGCTTGAGTTTCTGGATAAATTGACATACCAAGATGACATCGTGCAGTAGACCGACCTAAAAGGTCAGGAGTAGAAGCGTCTTTAGTAGCTAAGTGCCAAGCTAAAGGATATCCGTCCAATACCTTATCTACAGAGACTGTGAAATCAGAAATTTCTTCCATCTGTTCATATGGAGTTGCCTGACCTAGCTCATAAATGCTAGTGATAGGAACGTTACCATTCATACCAACAGATTGAGCACCATGAACTACGTGACCACTAGCAAAAGCAGTGAAATTTAGGCCCGGAGCAATCAAAAGTTGTTCAGCATTAAAAATTACGCGATTAGATGCCATCTATTAACTCCAAATATGAGTGTACAATAAATATATACGCCGCCGATTAATAAATTGGTCTATAAAAGGCTAATTAGACAGAGCATAATACTAGTCCAGCATTTCCATGAATTAAGCCTCTATAAACTGGAGGAGCAAACGGAATCTCTTTACCCTGTAAGTTATTAAAATAAATAGGTTTTACATTCCAAGGATACAAAGGTTGTAATTGTTCAAAAGTTTTAGCTCCACTTGCAAGAAATCCATAAGAATTAAAAGGTAAAGCGTTTGCAGTAATAACTGAATTAAAATCTACACCCAAAAATGAATGGTTATTTTGTGAACAAATAAGGTCAATGATAAGTCGTCTTTGGGCCGGATTTTCAGCAAAAACATAAAAGTTAATATCTGGATTATAGTTACTGCCACCACCAAGTTCATAAGGAGTAAAATTATTAGCACTAGTAACTTGGATTATTACGGCAGGAAGTTGAATTCTATGATTAGTTAAAGTCGCTCTTATACCAGAGCCTATTCCATCAGCATTAAAAGCATCATATTTATAGGTTTCTGTTATTAAGTCCCTATACCAAGCAGAATCCGAAGTGTCCCAATATATAGATTTTGGCGAAAACGAAGCTTTAACAGTAGAATTTACAGATACTGGATTATCAAATATAATTTGGCCATTTTTATAGTTTACATTAAATCCAGTCCCAGAAAAGTTTCCATTTACATATACGCCTGTAGGAGTTATTCCAGTTCCACCCCAAACCCAATTTGTTCTATAAGATTCCCAAGCTCTTGCTGTAGTGGTAGCTGGATATTGAGGAGAGTCTACAGGTTTAAGCTGACCTAAAGGTTGCCCATTCTGGATAGTATTAAAAGATATATTTTGATAGCCACTCAATTTCATACAACCATAATCAAAAAACATAACCAGATTTCGCTCTAAATTAGTAGAGTGAGATATTTGATTAAGGCTAGTGAAATTCTTAAGCGTAAATGCCGGATTCATAATTCGTCCTATATTTTACTTATAAAGTATTTATCTATTAAGTCCGATATTTCTTCGTTCATATCTTCTGCGGCCCTTGTAATAAAATTATTATTTTTTGTGCCAGCAAATCGGGAGTCTACTGAAAATCTTTCCCCTTTAACCATAATAGCATGTTGAGTTCTTGATGGGTTATTGCCTTTTTCGCTATAATCATCATAAAAGACTTGGTATCCAATAATTACTGGCGAAGAACCACCCACTAGTAACCATTCTAACCAAGGAACTTCAGCATAATTACCTTTAGAATTTATAGAAACATATTTTCCGGCAGGAGAATTAACTATATTATCAATATTTTCTAACAAGGTTATTTTAATTCCAATTACAAAATCGTCACCAGTCTTTCGGTCATTTATAGTAACTTTAACTCCATCTATTACTAAATCTACTATTTCTCGCAATGCTGTAACTGCATCAGCTATGCCTTCCCAATCGCCGCCCAACTCTCCAAGCCCAAAGTCCAAATGAAGAGCACCTTGAGGAGAAACTAAAGAGCGATATTCTGAGGAAGTCCTAATTTTGGCCGCAAATTTTTGTTTAACTCCGGCAACAAACCTCGCCTCATTCTTCTGAAAAATATCTCTAAGCATTTTCTTGTGTTCTATAACAAGTTGCCGATTGAAGTCAGAAAAATCAAAAGCTAATGAAAATCGCACTTAAATTATGTCACAAAAAAGAATACAGTATATGTACATTATCTTTAGAACCCGAAGGCCTTATTTTATAAAAAAGCCTACGCCGAAAAATATTAGCAGCCAAAAAAGTGTAGATATTAAACCATAAGTCATTTGAATTAAGAATCCTATTCCCATAGTTACATCACTTCCTTGGCCCATATTCATATTATAGATATATATGGAGGATAATAGCCATCCTACCAAACAAACTAGACTAAGAATTAACATAAAACCTCCAATTTTGCCCACTATATTAATTTTTTGTATAATGCATTAAGCCTAACGGCGATTGAGTTTAGGCTATTTGCTCCCACCAACAATTAAAATATCGCCCCTGAGCTATACTGTTTTTATCGCGAGGATACGACGCAAGTCTAAACTTCATAGGAACTACTGACGAAACTGGCATATCAAAAACCGCATATTCGGCCTTAATAACATTTAAAAAATCTTTCATATAACCGCGAGAATACACATACTGAAGTTCTTTTTTAAATTCTACCCCGATATTAGCATCTTTTTTGAATCGTTCTGAGACATTCTGTGGATTAAAAGTGCATAAAAGTTGAACATTTCCAGTTGTATGAATTTGAATAAATGAAGTGCCAGAACCAGCCAGAAAATCATTTTGAGACTCAAACGCTGTACTTCCATCCGACAAAAAGTTATTTCCCATATTACCAGGACCAATTGGAGCATCTGAACCTGAAATATAAGTTGGATAATATAACGTTACATTTTTAGCAAAATTATCTATCATGAAATCTTGGCCAGAAATGAAGAAAGAATTAGCTCTGGCCACATTAGGGAAAATTAAAGCCATTAATATGTACTCCTTCCACCTCTACATACTCCTCTACCATTTCCAAGATTAGTAGACCATCTATCTCCAAAAGCTGGAAAAGGACTAACAATAGCTTTACCAAAAATCCCATTACCTGATTCAAAATCAGTTTTGGCTTTTGTATAAGCAACGCACCAATTAATTTTAAGGGCTTCAATCTTACTAGCCCCAACGTCGCCAATCTTCATCGTAAAACCGTTATCGGTTAATTGCTGGATATCTTGTGAAGTAAGTTTGCTTACATCTGACCGCTCAATGAGACAGGCTGTCTTCAGAGCCGCCAAAGTCATGAAATCCTTATCTGCTGGGGCTGTAGCTGGGTCAGGCGTTATGGTCATTCCTACGATGTCTGCGGTATAGTCTACCGAGAAGTCCACCTCAAGTTGCATAAGATTAATAGCAGTAATTATTTTTAATTGAAGGTCAGCATCACAAAAGGTGTAATCTGTAGGGTCAGTATCACCTGTCATGTTACGAACTAATGGGATTATATACTCGAATGCATCAGCCATTTTTAAACCTCTGGGTGTACATTAAGTATATTACCCGCGAACTATATAGAAACGAAAAAAGCCATCCGAAGATGGCTTATTAAGGTAACAATAATTACTTACAAACTGCCACCAAGTGCTCGCCTCGAATCCAAGACAGCAAACCCTTGCATGCTGCTACACCATACACCCTGTAGTCTCATACGTTCTTGGTCGTCAAACCGAACAGTAGCTTTTTCATTTACAGGCATTACGAAGGAGTCTTCAGCACTTAGGTCTAGACCAATTACTAGTTCTGAATCACCAGAAGCTAGTAAACCACCAAGGTTATTTAGGTAGTAGTCATTATATTCTTGGCCAACACCAAGTTCAAACAAGCCATGAAGAGCACAACCATAGATATCGCGTAGACCTTCATCACTATTATAGATTTGGGTACGAATAGCATCAGGAATTAAATCAAGACCCCAGTTACGAACGTCTTCAAGACTTTCTAGGCTAAGGAACAAGTCAGTCATGGTGCGATTATTAGTCACACTATTACCACCTGCATTACGTTTCATAACCAATTTCATAACGCTTACTAGACGTTTGGTGAACTGATTAGCAGAAGCAGTAGCATCATAAGCGATAATACCACGGTCAACGATAGCCATTAAGAGAGCGTGAAAAGCATCATCGTTTAGTTTCTTAACCATCATCTGTTCAAGACGGCTTTGGGCCTTACGTAGGAACTGAGGCCCAGCAACCTGTGGCATTCGGCGGTTCCAATCTAGGGAAGCACCAATTTCATAGGTAGGAACTTCGATATAATCAGCATATACAATCTTGCGAGGTAGTTCGCCTTGAGCAGGAATAGTATAGGCTACATAATCAGCTTCAGTACCAGGGACAACCCAGTCAAGCATATACATAGGCTTTACATTCATAGGATAGTCTTCGGATGTGAAGATATCACTATAAACATTACCACTTAGTAGAGTTTGGCGAAGGGGTTCCTGTAAAGCTTCAGCGTAGAAACTACGAGCTTGTTCAGCAACTGCCTTGTCTGGGCTAATAGTGTCCCGGAATGCCTGATAAGCTTCAGGGCTAATTTCTGTACGCTTTACTTTAGTTCGTGCCATTATTGAACACTCCTGATACTTTCAAAGTTTAATTAATTAGATTATTATAGAGAGTCGATTGCAACGGTAGCAAAACCATTACCATCTTTAGCAGTTAGGAAACGACCAACTTGGGCATAACCTAATAGCTGAGTAGGAGACATATAGCCACCAGAGTGAATATAAGCTGGATTACCGGCTGTTGGAGTGCCAGAAATATAATTGGTGTTTACCCAACCGTGCTTGATAATCGAAATCTTAGAGCCAGTCTGAGCTTCGTTAGGATTAAAAGGATTCAACTTCTGACGGGTTAGGTCATAATTCTGAACCTTCGTTTCGCAAATACCTAGAGGAATAGCACCAGAAGCACTAGAGCCAACATAGGCATAACGATTAGCGTGCTCTAAAGCAGCACCAGAATAAGTTCCAGTTGCAGCGATTACACACTGACCATCGTCAATAGTGCCAGAACTGAAATATGTGATGTGACGTTCGCAGCTATAATCGGTGTTCTTAATAGCCATTAGTTAGTCTCCGTGTTCTTGACCTTAGCGAAAACGCTTTTTACAGCATTGAGTTTAGTTTTGTTTTTGTTTTCAACTTCAACATTAGCGACAACAAGAGTCTTTTCAGATTTCTTGGCATCTTCTAATTTCTTAGCGGCTTCAGCTTTGTTTTGGTCTTCAACATCTTTAGCAGCCTTAGCTAGTTCAGCCTTTTGAGCTTCAGTAGTTTTATCTTTGGAGGCAGCGAAAGCCTTAGTATTATCTAGCCAAGCCTTGAAATTTTCGTCGGTTAGAGCAGCAACCACAATGTAGTTCTTTTCTGCATCTGTATTGTCCATACCAAGGTTTTCCTTGATTAGACCAACTCGTTCAAGCTTTAGTTTTTCGGCTTTTGCTACGCTCAAATCTTTTTCAGTAGAAGCTACTTTAGTATTTGCTTCAGCTAAACTTTTGTTTGATTCGGCAAGCTTTTGCTCAAGAGCAACCTTTTCGTCAGTTACTTTCTTGATAGATTCATTAGCGGAAGCTAGTTCAGCCTTAACTTTATCTGATTCAGTTTTAGCTGTTTCAACTTCGGTCTTAGTTTTAGCAAGCTCATCGGCAATTTTCTTTGCCTCAACAAGCTGCCCTTCTAGTTCCGTAATTTTTGCTTGTGCTTCTTCGAGTTTCATAATTTCTTCTCCGTTTACAATAGGTATATACGCCGAATTAATTTCGGTTTCAAAAATATCTTCACTTTTTACATAATTTTGTGAAGCAAAAGCTAACGAATCTTTACTAAAAATAACAGAAGCTGGATTAGCAGGGTCATCAGTGATACCTTTACCCGTGAATACAATATCACGCATTAGCATACCAATTTTAGCCCCTTGATATTCTCCGCTTCCTTTAAAAGCTCGTAATTTTTTGGTTAAAAATGAACTCTTTGCATCTCTTTTAATAATTTCTTGTTTGCCATCAGCTTTCATAACCGCATAGTCAAAATCAGAAAAAATACATTCCATACTAACGCATAGTTCACCATCAATAATTTTATCATATACTTTTTGTATAGATGCTGAATATTCTTCGTTTAGCTTCTGATATGCTTTAATATTGTATTTATAAAAACTGTCTACTGTAAGCAAATGAAAAATATCTGGTATGTCCATATTGGGCTTACCATCAATTTCACTAGGAATTAAAGCAGGAGTTTCTTCGTCTGTGATTGCAAATACACGATTTGTATGGCCAACTACTTTATCTGGCTTATGGTCAAGATTTGCTGGTTTATTAAGAGGAGTATATTTTGCTTTCCAAACTTCAAATTTATCAAATACTTGGTCATTCTTATTCCAAACACCAGCCGTTACTAAAATGGCCGGATATTCATATAAAAAGTCGTCCTCAATTAATTTACCAACTACTCCGCTAACATTTTTTACCTTACCAACATAATTCTTGTTTGTGGCAAGTATTACTGGGATATTATAGGTAATGGATAAATTGGCCCCAAAATACTGTTCGAGACCATCGTCTATCTCAGTTTGATAGATAATAGGTTTCATTATTTAATCTTTTTAAATAAATCTTGAACCGGATTACTATTTTTATTTTTTGATGCATAACAGCACCATGTTTGGGTATTTACTATACCAGTATCATCTATCGTTTGTCGCATAATATTTAAGTCGTATTCTTCCTCATTTGGAGAACACTTACACAATGAAACGTTACTTATATTTGGAACTTCTTTTCCATCCATAAGGATTTGTGCAGTTTTTTCTTCTGAATCGTAAGCAATTATAATTCTCATTGAATTAATCATCCTTATCTAACTATAGGTTTTCTAGTAAGAATATACACCGAAACCTAAAATCGAAGAACGGCGTGATTACTTCTTCAAATAAATTTGAAAACTTTTAGGCCTTCGCCAAAGACTGTAATCCCAGTCTCATAATATTTATACTTGCGTTCAAGTCTCTATTGATTGAGAGTCCACAATTACATTGATAAAGCAATTGCTTTAATGGAATTTCATTTAAAACACCACATCTTGAACAAGTTTTCGATGTATTTTGAGGCTCTACAAGTACAACTGTTTTGCCAGCACTTTCAGCCTTGCAAACTGTTTTCTGTACTAATCTACCCCAACACGCATCTTCAATAGCTTTATTGATTTGACGAATTTCTTCTTTGGTCATCGTCTTTTTTTCTAATTTTTCAAAACAAATAATATCATATTTTTTAACTAGCTCTAAAGATTGTTTATTTGTAAAATCTTCCCTAGAGTTCACCATTTTTTCGTAGACCAAACTAAGGGAGTGTCGATTTTTCTCTGTTTTATTATTAGAATATCGTCTTGAAAGTTTTTCAATAGATTTACCGAATTTCTTGATAAATCTAGGATTTTCAATAGTCTTTTTATTAGAAAGAGTAGCTAAAACTCTAATCCCTAAATCTACACCAATCGTCTTATGAGTTTTCTTAATCTTTTTATTTACAGAAGAATCAGTTGTAATACAAACAAAAAATTTATTAGATGAATTTTTAATAATAGAGAGCGACTTAACTTTTCCTAATAATAATTTATGAAATTTACATTTAATGTTTCCAATTTTGGAAAAGTCTATATGACCTTTACCTATTTTGAGTCCACCATTTATTTTATAGCCTAACTGTGTATATTTAAGAGACCTTAAACGGCCACTACCTTTAAATCGTGGATATTTGCTATGTTTAGCAAAAAACAAACTAAAAGCACAATCTACTTGCTCCTGTGTTTTTTGAGCAACTTGAGCATATGGTTCCTTAAACAATGGATTTTCTTGTTTCCAAAAGGTAAGCATCCTATTAAGAGTAAATAACGTAAGATTTATTTTAGCTTCTTTATAAGCGTTTATTTTAACTTCTAATGTTTTATTGTAGATTTGTCTACAAATTTCCAAGTGATTAGCAATAATTTTTGCTTGTTTTTTTGTAGGATACAATCTATACTTATAAGATATCATACTAATATTATACGCCACAGTGTATACGAAAAAATCTATAATTGATTAATTTTCGTATTTTTCTGTACAAATATCTCTTTGAAGCATTCTTTGCTCTTCAATGTTAGGCATTCTATTAAAATGAGTTACAGCCAAAGCAAATAATTCGCTGTATCTATTAGAGACTTCTTCGGGTAAAGTATGAGAAAGACCATTTAGATTAAGTTCTTCTATCTTTTCGCCGAATTTTGCATTATAGAGATAGCCAAAAACTTCTTTTTCTAGGTCTTCTGTGGCCGCAGTTGATAATTGACGGTAATTCTTTTTGCCCGAATTTTGCAAATATTTAGCCAATACTAATTCATGTATCTTTGATTGGGCGTTTGTATACCATAGATTAGCCATAGCTGAACGAGGCTTAACTGTACGCTTTTTTCGGCCATTACTATCTTTAGAGTTTTTAGGGCGACCTTGTCCGGGTTGACCTTTAGGCCTTTTGGCGGGAGCAGCTTTAGGTGAAGGACTAACAATCTTCATAATTTGCTTGTCAGTCATTGAACTATCTACCCCAACATCGCTAGGTTTTACTATACCTTTGGTTAAAGCAATTTTATTTAGCTCAGCTTGATTATTTTGATGGAATGGACCAGCTTTTGGTGGAATATCATTCTTGGCATTTTGTTGTCGATTTTGTTTCTTAACTCTGTAAGCCTCAATTTCTGGACTAGTATTAAATAATCTACGAACTTCTTTTTCGGAAATAACGTTTCTATCACATAAATCACGAACTAAAGCCATCATCTGAGACTTATCAGTAATTGATATTTCGTCAAAAAATGTTTCTGGTGGAACTCCAGGAAAACCCATAGCTTTATGAACTAATTTAAATTCTCCATTCCAAAAATCTTTAAGAATATTTCTTACATAATTCAATCGTTCGACCATTGTCTTTAGGCCAAAATAACTATTATTAAAACCACCATTGTCGTCTACGGTTCGAGGAACTCCTAACCCCTGATAAATAGCATTTAGTGGGGCACGATACTTATCATTGTTAAGAAATTGCCATGCATCCTTAGAAAGTTCCTCTACGGAGATTGCTGCGTTCCAAATTACATCAGCAACGCCTCCGCTAGGAATAGCTCCAAGAATATCAACCAGTTTTTCATAAGCTCCTTCGTCTGGAAAAATAGAAAATTCTTTATCTAGGTAGCCAATTTTCCATAAACGAATTCTAGACGCAATACTATCTAAAGTAGTTTTGTCGGCCAGCCTTGTTTTATCATAATGAATAAGGTCATCAAAAATTGAAGCATGAACTGGTTCACCCCAAACTTCAAAATCATCCTTTTTATAATGATAAATAGAGGTATGGTATGGGTCTAATGGAATTTTATTATCGCCCGCACGTAAGGCTTTAGCAATATCGGGAGGAAATTCTTTTATAAATTCTTCTCGTTGTTTTTTTGTCATCTTCTGAGCCATTTTTATTAATTCTTCAGGCATATCTACATAATAATTTAATTTGCCCAAAAATAAAGATATTCGCTCATTCGGCATAGTGATAGAAAGAGGATTTAAAAAGCTATATCCAATTGGAATTTCTGATTTTACATATTCTACTTCGGGAAAATCTTGGTCAGCAGCAAGACCTAAATTAATTTCTTTTAGTTGTTTTTTGGTAACTTTTGTAAAACTACGATGAATTGGAGTTACGCCCGCTTTGAATAAAAGTCTAGAAAACTGCTCATTTACTTGATAAGAACCCACTTTTTGAAGCCAATTCTTATAAAAATCTTCAATTATTTCACTTTTATGAGGCACTACCATACCATTTGCGGCGAATTCTGCCATCGTATCAAACGTGTTTTTAACGATAGGATTTGTCTTATAGTAACACATTCCCATCGCCATTAAACCTTTTGGCGTGGTTGGAAGTTGTTCTGACGGTCTGAACTGATAATAGGAATTTTCTGTAGATGTATTACGGACAGAAATATCAGAAACAATATTCCTATACTGCATAAAATCAGCTTGTGCGCGATTTCCTCTAAAAACTGGATTAGGAGTATTTTTTACGCTAGCATTTGCAAGCAGTTGTAAGTCTTTTTGCTTAGGTGCAATTTTGGGCATTTTCTAATTCCTTTACATTTCAATCTCATAAAGAATATACTCCGACCTAACTTTATCTATCGCCCTTTTTAACTAGTCCTACCTTAAAAGCATTTAATTTTCCAATCATTGGATTACTACCATAAAACATGTTAGAACTTTGCTTATTATTTTTCTTTGTTAAAGCTTTGTCTGCCAAAACACCATGAATTAATTTGTCAGGAGTGGTATCACTTTCGCGACTTTTCGTCACTTCATTTGCAACCGCATTAGCAATTAACAAAGCAGAGTAACGGTCTTTTTTGAATTGGGTATTTTGAGCAGTTTGAGTTTCGCCCTTTTTAGTAGGCAAGCCCCATTTTTCACTTCCGGCCGGAGTTTGCGTACAAACAATACTAGTAAGTTCTTTTTTAAGTAATTCTATTTCATCATATATATAATCAATAGTATCTTCAACAGTTTCGCCTGCAAGTAACTTAACTTTTTCGTATTTTATGAATCCAGCATTTTTACCATCCAATTCTTCTTCTGCTACCATTGCATATGGGTCATACTGTGGAAACAAAAGATTTTTATTTTCTAAATCTCTCTTCATCGTATGATTCGCTGTTGATACCCATTGGTAATCTTGGAATTTAATAAGTTTAATAATATGTGGCCCTACCATTATATCGGTATCTTTAATTTCTCCTGGAACTATAATTTCATAAACTGGATTCTCAAGTGTCTTCATTTCGTCAGCAATAGCTCGTCCGCCACCATCGGCATCCATACCAATTTGAATCACATTTTGGTTACCAAAAGCCTCCATAATTCTACGAATCTTTTTTGCGGCATACGAATAGAATCTCTTCTCAAGAGTTTTTGAATCGGCTTTATCTTTATTAAATTTCTTTCTGCTTGTTGTAAAACAGGCAATAACCCTTTTATGGCTTTTATAAACCTCTGTTACTACAATAGCAAAATTATCGCTTTCTGATGCGGGGTCAACACCTATTACATATTCTGCATCCTTTTTACCTCTTAAAGCAGGAGGAAATTGAATACCATTGATTCTTTCATTTGTTACACAGCTATCAATCAAAGACTTTTTAAAGAATCCAGCAGAATCATCAAGGAAAATACAACCAAACTCAGAATTGAAAATATCAGATGAAGAAGTTGCTCTAGCACTAATTATGTCTGTTTCCGACATATAGCCTTTTGGTAACATATCGTATGGAACTCTAAACACACAGTAATGAGCAGGGTTCACATCCTTAAAATTCTCATAATCTTCTGGCATTAAAGCTTTTAATTTTTCCTCTTCTCCGCGAGCCTCAATAATTGCCCTATACTTCTTAAAGTATTGACCTAAGTTTGAAAATGAGTAAGAACAAGTTCCGCCAATAATTTCTTGATTAAAAGACTCTTTAAAGTTAAGGCCCATTTTTGCAGGACTAATACCTAATTTCAAAGCGGCTTTCTTAGCCATTTCTATACGAACTTTCTCAGCAGGGTCATCAGAAACAACACCGAATCCACGAACAACTCGTTCAAAAATATCTAAATCGTGAGAATCAAATTCGTCTGCAATAGTACAATTAGAACGAAAACCTCTAATCTTTTGGCCACCAACCCCAATAGGTAAAGCAGTAATTTCTGATTCACCAATTGTCATTGTAATTTTATCCATAGCGTATTTAACGCCATTTTCTTCGCCTCGTAGTCCCGTAAGACCAATGATATCACGAAGGACATCTGCCGAATGCCATACTTTTTCGCAAGCCTCCATAATCATTTTACTTTGTCGAAAACCTGAACCAACTACGATAATTTTAGAGCCTTGGTCAAGGAAAGCTTTGTAAACTGCATATAAACCAAAAAGATAAGTATTATGAGAAATAAAACCATTACTAACAAAAGAATGGTCTGTTTTTAAATGAACGTCAAAAGTCTCACAAGAACCATTTGAAACTTCTGTTATGGTATCATAAAAATAATTTTTATTATATATTTCTTTTAAAAATTTCCAATCATTATCATTACTTAATTCATTAGTTAATTCTAATATTTTATGTAACGTACTATATGATAAATCATAAGCTTTTAATCTATGTGGCGATAATAGCTGTCTTTTATAATTATAACTATGAGACATAGGTTGTCTTATTTTTACATATTTATCTCTTAAAGAAAGTAATCTGTTCAATATTAATTCTTTAGGAATAACATCCTTGTTTGGATTCTTTGTTTTTTGACATAGTTTTTCAAGTTTTTCTTGTTTTCTAGTTAAGCCAAATCCAATCTTTTCTTTAAATTTAACAGCATCATTAGACCCTATATAAAGATAATGGTAATCTGTGTTATATTTCTTATTATGTTTTTTAAATCTTCTTGACACAATCCCTAACTTTAATAACAAAATTTGTAAATTTTTAACGAGATTTGATGACTTTGCACAAAACTCTAAATGTGATGATAAACAACATCCATCCGTATCAAATAGTCCTCTAATAAAAGCCTCTATCACTTCATTTGATGATTCATATATTAATGACGGAACATCTTTTTCAGCACAAATAGAAGAATTAAACTTGTATTTTGAAAGTAGTTCATCTCTGATTCTTTTTGAATACAATCTAAATCCTATTTTATCAGACTTAACATCTACAAAAGATTTTCCAAAATATTTCAAAGAAAATTCCTTAGCTTTATCTGAAAGCTCTTTGTCTGCACTTGTAAAAATGATACATTCTTGACTATAGCACCCATCTCCAATTATTAAGCCTAATAAATAAGCTTCATCCTCTTCTAAGCCAGAATTATTTTTATGGTCTATAGGGTTTCTATAAATAACTATTTTATCCCCAACTTTAACATCTTTAAGTTCTTTCCAAATTATCTGACCATCTCCAATAATTTTAACTGGATGGTCTAATGTGCCTTCTAAATCAAATCCATAATTTGTTTTTATCTTAGATGTGTCAGTTTCTCCATTTGACCAAGCATAATCTAATTCGGAATATCCATTAGCTCCTAAAATTTTAATATTATCATCTAAGTATCTAACTCTTTTTACATAGTCTTTAGGTAAAATATCTTTTATTTTTTGGACACCAAAATTTGTAACTATCAAAGTATCACCAACGAGACACTTTCCAAATCCTCTTGATGCTATTACTAATGGTCTTGCATGATTATATAATTCTTTAACACAAAATCCTTGAAAAGGCATGATATTTTGGCCTAGAATATACTTACACGTAAAATAAGCATACGATGGGTCCATCACCATTCTAGCTAATTGAAGCTCAGGAGCATCTTTTCCCTTTAATGGATTTACTATAGCTATATCTTTGATGCCATATTTAAGCCCTTGGTAAGCTTTAAGTTTTTCAGGATGATGGGCTTCCATATAAGCGTCTATATCACGACTTATTGACATTAAATTAAACCTTCACAACGAGCTACTTGTTTCATATAAAACATTGCTAACTCTTTACTAGAGCTTCCGGGGCCAGCATAAATTACCGGAATTTTTAACTTAATAGTAAAGTAAGATAATTTTGACAATATATAATTTCCATTTGCTTTTAAACCATCCCAGTATCTTGACGGAATCCCACTTCCGTATGGAAAAGAAATAACATCTTTAAGGTCAAATTGACATATAATAAAACGATACTTAAATGATTGAAGTCTGTCTAATTCGTCAGAAAAACGTTTCTCAAATAGATTATTATATATTTCCCCAACACTGTGTTTTCTCTCAATTGTGAATGTTTGCTTTGGCAACTCTTTAATCATATAGTCGCCAGTTTCTATTGGGCACTGGATTGTGCCCAAACAGTATTCGTTAGGTTCAAATGTCCAAAAGTGTTTTTTCTCTTGGCCACTACGAAGAACTGTAAACTTATTCTTGGTCTTTGACATCAAATTTTACCATCTCGTTAACTAAATCAATAAAGGAATATTTTGGTTTCCAACCTAATTCTTCTCTTATTGGCCTGCTATTTCCCTTAAGATAATCAACTTCTGCTGGACGATATAAATTTTTATCAATGTTAACTAAACTAGTTATATCAATAAGTTCTGGTTTCACACAATACTTTTTAGATTCTTCAAAAGCTAGTTTTAAAAACTCTTCTACCGAATGGGTCTCCATATTGCTTATTACATAATCTTTTGGAGGAGCTTGCATTGTAAGATAAAAAGCTTCTACACAATCTTTTGCATGAGTCCAATCTCGGTACGAGGAAGTGTTGCCCAAAGAAAGTAAAGGTATATCTTTGGCCGAAAAACCATTAATTTTATTATATTCGGGAGCAGACTCTTTATTAATTAAATTAACTATTTTACCAAGATATTTTGTAATTTTGCGAGTGACAAAATCTTCACCACGTTTTGGTGATTCATGATTAAAACATACATTAGAACGCACATTTAATTTATAACTTTTGCGGTAAATATCTACCATATTAAAAGCCGCTAATTTTGCCGCAGCATACGGGGAACAAACTTTCATACGTGTGTTAATAGATTGGAATCCGTCTGGGTCTACTTCTGAACCAAATTGTTCGCTTGAACTAGCATATAGATATTTAGTTTCGGGCGAATTATGTCGAATTGCTTCAAGAAAATAAATGCAATTCATAGCTACAGATTCAAAAGCATGAATTGGTTCTTTAAAAGAAATTCCAACTTGACTCATACTAGCAAAATTATAACATTCATCCGGCTTTAATTCACGAATTACATTACTAACATTAATACTGTCGGACACATCGCAATGAATTAATTCGATTTTATCTAAAATATGATTTATTCGCCAATAATTTGGGGCAGAACTTCGTCTAATAGTTCCATAAACCTTATATCCTTTTTCAAGAAGTAATTCCATCATATAGGAACCATCTTGACCTGTAGCTCCACACACTAAAGCTTTCTTTTGCATACCATATCTCCTTTATTGAACCTTTCCAGATGTGAATGGTGTATCCAATGAATCATCTAAATATCTAACTGTCATAGAATATCTATCGGCTTCGGTTTCTGCCGCAAGCTTTTCTAATTCAGCATCTTCACCCATTCTAATACGTTGATTATCATCTTTCATTTGTCTCATAAGCCCAAGAAAAGTATTTTTATTACCTTCTTCTTTAGTTACTCTTTGTTTACGATTTGCTTTAAGTTCATCCGACATTTCTATATAAAGTTTTTGTTGCTTTTCATAAATTGCCATATTAGCATTAATATAACCATAAGAGTCACCTCTGTACTCTCTAAATCTAGCTAACTTATTATTTCTTTCTTCATCACTTAAAGTTTCGTTTTCTAAGGTAGACTTAATATCTTTTTCAGTTTCAGCAATTCTTTCCTCTAAATCCTTATTTCGACGCATCAACTTTCCCATAATCATATCTATTTTGATAATATGAAAAATCTGATTACGCTCACTAGGAACAATATCATCTTTAAATTGACCCACCCATTCCGAATACTTCTTTTCAAAGATTTTAATTTCTTTATCTGTCAATTCCCCCTTAAGTAATTCGTATTCGTGTCCTGCCCTTAAGTTATTTAATACTTCACTTGTAAAGATTCCAGTCTTACCAGTATCGTTAAGATAGTTCTCTATAAGAGTCGGATTACGTTCAAGCTTTTTGGCCATTTGAGCAATAGTAAGATTGCCCGAATTAGCTTTAATAAAAGCTTTTTCTTTAACCGTTAGTTTGCCTTGTTTAACAGTTTTATTACCTGTAATCATTCTAGGTGGAAACGCTGATTCCGCCATCTTCTTTACTCCCATCAGAATTCAAAATTTTCCACTCTTCTTCGAGTTTATCTAATCGGCACTTTTTAATTTTTTTGCCTTCTAACAATTCCTTAAAAGTTTCTTTGCTCTCATCAGAGAGTTTACTTTGGATATTTTCGGCTAAGTCCTTTTCATCTACATCAACAATATCCTTATTATCTCTTAGCAGAGTCTGTTCATAAAGAGGTTCACCCTTCATAGACATCAAACTCATTTTCATCTTATTTCGTTCATGATACTCTTTGTATTTTTCGCACTTTAGTTTGTTATCAAAAACCTGGCATCCCGACTGATTAACCTTCATATGTTCATCTCTGAAAATACATCTACTACAAGGTTGTTCAGTTCTACGAAATTTATCTCTACTTAAACTAATAAAACGGTTAATTATACAGGTTCTTAAAAATCCACCCAATGGCCTTTTCTCATCATACTTTCCAGAGTTTATTGCTTCTACAGCAAAAAGATATGCTTGTTGAGATAAGTCGCCATGAGTTTTGCTATAATATCCAAACGGACGTATACCCTTTAATAAACTTTTAATAGTAACATCCATAATCTTCAACATCTCTTCTTCGGTCATATTTTTAGGGATTAGCATTCAATACCTCTTGTTTTACTTCTAAAGTTCCACTACTAGGTGTAGTTTGTGATTTCAGAAGTTCCTCTAAATTAATCTCCACCAAATTTTCTTGCTCTAATTCTGCCGCAAATCCAACAAAGATTGGCTCCATCTCTTGTCTCCAAACTAGTGTACTAATATATACCATATAAATATTTGATGTCAACTTAATTTTACAGAATACTCTATTATTATACACCTTTTTGTTAAAATCAGCCTTGACTTATGGCCAAAAGTGTGGTAATTTAAACCGTAAAAGACGTATGATACAAAAAAGAATATACATACTAATGTGGCCGAAAATGCATAATAGCAAGTCTTATCTGGGCGATAACGGTCGATTTTTTCTAGAAGAACAAACTGGCTTAATTAACTATGATATGTTAGATTATACTGAACATGGAAAAATTCTTAAGGAATGTGCAAATAAGTTTATTATGGAAATTATAACTGCTCCATCTATTTATAATAAAATATTCTCAGTAAAAAAGATTACATAATGAAACTCTGTATATTTGGTAGTCGCAATTTTGCCGATTACAAACTCCTGAAAGAAAAGGTTGACAAAATCCATCTTGAAACACCTATATCTGAAATAGTTTCCGGCAAAGCTAAAGGTGCCGATAGTTTGGGTGAAATTTGGGCCAAAGAAAATAATATTCCAATTAAAGAATTTCCGGCGGATTGGTTATTAGGTAAAAAAGCTGGCCCATTAAGAAATGAAGAAATGGCCCAATATTGTGATAAAGCTATAGGGTTTTCGGTTAATAATAGTAGGGGCACTGCTAATATGTGTGAGTGTTTGCATAAATATGGAAAATTCGGATGGCTAGTAGAGGTAAACGATGAAGCTTAAATTAATCACCAAAATCAAGAGAAAGGCACCTCTAGGCGAAGATTGTCATTTACAACTTTTAGCGAATGGCGAACCAATTATTTCTGGCCCAGAGGATGAGGCTATGGCCGAAATGGAAAAATTTTATAAAATGCTCAAAAATACTAATGTGAATTGGGAACAAGAGAAAGGTCAAATTATCCATGAATGACTCAAACGCCGTCGGGCTTATGGAATGCGGTTGCTCTCATGATAGAGATAGAAAATTAATTATTAATCCAGATTGTGAGGCTAAATATATCGGAGGAAGTTCCTCTACTTCTTTTATGGACGACCATTATCTTTTAACTAATTATAAGTCCCATCCAAAAAATCCAGAATTAAAATTCATTGATAACTGTGAATACAGATTAGATGGTAATAATAAATTCAAACTATATGACCCTAATGAAGGACTATCCGACACTTGGCGGGAATACGGCGAAGCCCAATTTTCGGGCCAAAAGCTTCTTGTATTTATCCATGAAGTCCTTAAAGCAGCCCAACGTGATGCAAAAAAGAATAATAGTACTACACTTTTGTTTAAAGTATTAGAGGAATTGGGCGAATATGGGACGGCAAAAGCTGGCCATAAAGATGTAGAAGAAAGTCCATGTGAGGAATTAGTAGATATTTTAATAACCGTTCTATCTCTATACTCTCTTGAGGGTGGCAGCATAGAACATCTCGGAGAATATGGAGCTAAAAAGCTCCGTAAGTATAATAGAAAGATGGGGCACGAATGAAAATCCGGGGAATAGAAATGTTTCAAACCGCCAATATGGCATATAATTTAAGCATGCCAATCGGCCTTTTAATTAATGATTCAAAAGAAGATAATCTAATTGGGCGAATTAAAGATAGTATCAAGAATGGCGACAAGATTTATTTCGTTAGCACAAACGACGAAAGAATGAAAGCTACCCAAAAACTAATAGAGGAGAAATCATTATGAGATTATTTTCGACTGCTCGCTCAATGATGCGAAAAGATAGAGGCTATACAGTTTATAGGAGAACTTCGGCCCATTCATATCCAATAACTCCTTCTGGTGATGGTTCGGCCCCTATTGATTGGTTAACTCTGATTAGTAGAATAGTAGCCTCTTCATTTATTATCTTCTTAATGATTAAGGTGGTTATTAGGTGATTACGATAATGAACTTAATTTTGTTTAATTGGCCCCTTTTGTTGGGAATCTCAATAGTACTACTGGTTTTTTGGATTCTAAATATTTGTCGCAAAAGAAAGTAATATATGGCCGAATTAAGGATTTTAGAATTTGATGAGTCTAATTATAAAGGTGGAATATTAGCCCGATTTTGCGGGGAAGAAACTGATAACAAAACTGCGTTCAAGCTTGGTAAACAAATGGTTGACCTTATGGTTGAAGCTAAAGGATTGGGGTTAGCCGCAAATCAAGTGGGCCATCTCGTCCAGCTAATGGTAATTAGTATTAAAGGAAAACCAGTAATTCTGTATAAACCTAAAATTATAAAGATTGGCCATGAAACCGCGATAGCTGAAGAAGGATGTTTGAGTCTTCCCGGAATTTTTCGGGAAATTAGTAGGCCCACAGAAGTGAAATTTTCGGCAATAATTAATAAAGCTGGAAAGAGAAAGGACTTCGTCCTTAAAGATTTGGAAGCTAGAACTTTTTTTCACGAATTCTCTCATTTGAGCGGTACTACAATACTTGATGAAAGAGTATAGTCTGCCGCGATTAAAGGAGGT